CTTCTCCTATCCGATGAACCAGGCGCCAACCGCCTGCACCGTCAATGGTAGCGCCAAAACGCTCGGCATTAAAGGCATCGACAGCGGCAGGGATTTTTATTGGAGTAAAGGCGATCCCATCATCAGCCAGGATGCGGGCGGCACGCTCCTGGCCACCACGGATACGCTCTCCGTCACGTATGTGGGACAATACACGGCCATCGTGCAATCCGATGACTTGGCTGCGCAAACGGCGCGCGCGGCTCTTGAAGGCGGCACTACCGGCATCGTCGAGAACGTGGAAGATGGGCCGCAAATGAACAGCACTGATGAAGCGTTTCAAGCCGCCAATGCCAAATTGCAGCGATTCACGGCCTACGGGCAAGGCATCCAATTCGATCTCATCAATCGCCCTGGCCTCATGCCGGGGCAACTCTTGACCGTGAATGCCCCGGAGCATGCCCTGGTAAATGCGGGGATGCTCATTGAAACCGTCACGATTACCGATGATGATCCCAATCTGCGCTACACCGTGAAGGCGCTGTATGGGCCATTTAACACGAGCTGGGTACAATTCTTTGCCAATCTCGCCCAAAAGCCGAGCCTCGTTGATAATCTTTCGCTGGGCGCGGCGGGCACCATCACGATCTTGCAGACCATCACGGAATCATGGTCATGGGCGGAGACCGTCACGGAAAGTGTGTATGCCTGCCCGATTTGTAACACGACGCTCAAATGTGGCACGGGAGTGATTGTATGCTAACGGAGACATGGCCCTGGCAGGGTATCATTACGATTCGCGTGCGGGATGCCTTGGGGCGCATCGTACAAGAAGTCGTGCAGCGCAACACGATTGTCACGAGTGGGAAGAACCTCCTGCGGGATATTTTACGCGGCGCGGTTGCTGATGGCCAGATCCACTATGTGGCGCTCGGCACGGCGCCCACCACGCTGACGAACGGCCTCACCAGCGGCAATAATTATACATCGCTTGCTGTCGGAGCCTTACCATTTGCGATCCCTTCTGGCACGTCGCTCACGCTCGTCAATGGCGCAACCACGCAAGTGATCACCACTTCTGCCAACGCGGCCAGTAATGCTACGTCCATCACGGTCACCTCGTTTACCGCCTCTGCGACATTCCCGGTAGGTACTGCGGTCATGCAGACGCCAGCCGTAGGCCAGACGACGCTCGATAATGAGCAATTCAGGAAGGCCATCACATCTACCAGCGCGCCCGCAACTGGCGCGGCAAAAAACACAGTGTATATCGCGCCGCCGGAAGCGATATCGAGTAGCTTTGTCATCCAAGAGATCGGGTGGTTTGCCGGCAGCACGACCACGAGCGCCGCCAACAGCGGCACCATGATCGCCCGCGTGCTCTACTATCGCGCAAAGGCGGCAACCGAAAGCGTGCAGATCGACCGTACGGATCAATTCTAGCAAGGAGTCATTCTATGCCCTATTCGCCAACCAATTGGGTCAGTGGCAACACGGCGGTCAGCGCCCCCAACATGAATAACATCGAATCCGGTATCGGCAACTGTGTCTATAAGGATGGCTCGGTCAGCATGACTGGGACACTGGCCGCAAGCCAGGCGCTTTCTGGCAGCAATAAAGTGTTTCTTGACCTGGCTGCCAGCGACGGCAAACGCTGGCAACTCATCATCCGCACCGATGGCAAGATCGTCTTCTATAATGTGACGGATGCCGTCACCTTGCTAGAGATTGGCCCTACCAGTGGCGTCACGACCAACGGCGTGGCGCTCGCACAGATGGCGGGCGGGGGGAATAAAGTGAGCGTGCAATCATCAGCACCCGGCAGCCCGGCAACCGGGGACGTGTGGATCGACACGTCGGTCAACTTAGGATAACGTGAGTTCGGGGTATACTGGTGGGTAATCAAGACCAGCCAGAAACCAGGAGGAACATACCATGAGTATACTCGAGCTGTTTTGCGACGTAGACGACTTTTGGCAACGCTTTGTCGGCGAGTGGGAGCGGACGCTGCTTTCCAGCGGAGTCAAGCCGCGGTATCACGAGCGCGAGATGGCGGCCAGTGAAATCATGACGATCCTGATTCACTTTCATCAATCGTGCTACCGCACCTTCAAGCACTATTACACCCACTATGTCCAGGTCGCGTTACGCCAGGAGTTTCCCCGCCTGCTCAGCTATACCCGGTTGGTAGAGATCATGCCGGACTATTTGGTGCCCTTGACCGCCTATCTGCATACCAAGATGGGAAGGTGTACAGGCATCAGCTTCATCGACTCCACCGTGCTCGCCGTCTGCAAGAATCCGCGCATCAGCAGCCATCGGGTCTTTGCCGACCTGGCGCAGCGCGGCAAGACTTCGACCGGCTGGTTCTATGGCTTCAAGCTGCATTTGGTGGTCAATGACCAAGGGGAGTTGCTGGCGTTTTGCCTGACGCCGGGCAATGTCGATGATCGGCGTCCGGTTCCGCAACTGGCGAAGAAGTTGTATGGCAAACTCATTGGCGATAAAGGGTATCTGTCGCAGCCGTTGTTCGAGCAGCTCTTCTGTGACCACGGCGTGCAGTTGATCACGCGGCGGCGCAAAAATATGAAAAATGCCCTGATGCCGCTGCTGGACAAGTTCTGCCTTCGTCGGCGGGCGGTCATTGAGTCCATCAATGATCAACTCAAAAATATTAGCCAGATTGAGCATTCGCGCCATCGCAGCCCCACCAATTTTCTGGTCAACCTCATTGGCGGGTTGATTGCCTATTGTTGGCAACCACATAAACCTTCGATGAGCCACGAGATTCGGCTAGACCTGGCCGCATAGTCCGAACTCACGTTAGGATAACGCTATGCCCAACATCGGCAACACCGCCACACCGTCTGACGCCTTCAGCTTTTCCGGCATTAACAGCGATAATGAATTTGGTATCCCGCTCACAATGGCGAGCACGGGCGGCCTCATCACGTCCGTTTCCGGGTATCTGGCTGGCCATGGCGGGTCAGCGAACGTAGTCGCTGCTATTTGGAATAGTTCCGGTGTGGCTCTCGCGCAAAGCGCCTATGGCCCCACAATTCCGGCTGGCACCGGGGGGCGTGGGGGGCAAGGATGGCACACGTTTTCCTTGTCCTATGTCGCTAGTCCAAACCAATCACTCATCGTGGGATTCTGGCGGGCGCCGTCTCAGCAATGGGAGTGGACAGAAAATAGCGGCGGGACTGAGTATTTTGCCACCAATACCAGCGGCAATATCGGCAACATCCTGACCGATAGCGGTCATTATACGAGTACGGGATCACCTGGCTTTTACTTCACCTATACGCCGCCGCCCGCTATCAGTGGCATCAATCCGACAGCCGGGCAAGTCGGCAGCCTGGTGCAAATCACGGGATCAGGATTCAATAGCAGCCAAGGCGGCGGCTATGTCACCTTTGGCGGCTACACCGCACTCATCTCATCGTGGTCGGATACCTCGATTTGGTGTTATGTGCCGACGAACTTCACCACCACGCAAACCGTCAACGTCCAAGTTGCGCAAAACAGCCAGGTAAGCAACGCCGCCAGCTTCACCGTACAAGTGGGCGGGGTGAAGATCTGGAATGGAAGCACCTGGGGCAAATATAAAGTGAAGGTCTGGAACGGCACGGCATGGGTCTGGCGCCCGGTACGTGCCTGGGACGGATCGAACTGGATTCGGAGAGGATAATATGGCAGCAACCGTACAAGCGCAATATTTCGGGGGAGCATCGACAGAGCCAGCAGGCGCCAATGCGGAAGGAGGGACCAAATGGAATAAGGAAGATACCTTGACTGGTACGACGCCCATCCCCATTCCCACCGCAGCGGGAACGAACTATAGCTGGTATAAGATGCTGGCCTTGGCCGTCACGGCAACAGCATCTACGAATATCAGTAACCGCCGCGTCGCCCTGGCATCGAGCGCAACCACCGGGCTATTTTTGTTCTTCAAGGGCAGTAGCACGTACACACAAGCGAGTAGCGGCAATAAGCCTACCGATTCCGGCAGTAATGGCGCCGTGCCGTCAACCTACACGCAAGTCAGCACCAGCAATCAGGTGTGGGATAGCGCGTCCGTGAGTGCCGGGTCAACCGGGCGCAACGGCAATTTCTGCTACCTTGTCTTTGGTGTGGATAACACCTATACGGGCGGCGCTGGCAGCGCGATTGCCATGCCCACACTTAATCTCGTATATGATGAGGCGTAGCAATGGACGCATGGCGCTGGCAGGTAACGCTGTGGGATGGGACAGTTATTGACGAGTACGAGCCTAGTGGGCAGGCGCGCGGTTGGGCAACGGTGGCGAATGACCAAGTGGAGCGTATTGCACTCTTCCCTCAGCAATCGCCAGAGGCGCTGGTTTATGTGCTCATTCCGCCAGGCGCGCGAGCGCGTTTCTGGCGCCGGCGAACCATTACGCTGCATCCCGATGGCCAGCAAACCACGCATACCGTCACGATCCTGGGTTGGGATGGAGCCGGCCATGAGGCATTGCTCTGGCTGGATGACGAAGGCGGGATCAGGATGACCGCAGGAGATGACGCATCATGACGGCGCTCACGGTCTATGGCCTTTCCTCGGCAACCACCACACTCACGACGGCCAATGGCCTGGTTACGGGAACGGGCGGCGCGAACACCAGCCGGGCAACAAGAGTAGGCACGGCAACCGGCTATGGGGAGTTGCTCAGCCAGGGCACAACCAACGCCTGGCCAGCGGGCGCGTCGCTGCCCAGCCAATCCGGCAACGGCTTTCTTTTGGATGCCACCACGCTTGAGGGGCAAACCATCGCCGCTGGCAACTGGACGCCCCAGTGCCGCCTCGCCATTACGGCGGGGACCGCAACCGCTGATATCTATTGCCGGGTCAGTGTCCGCTCATCGGGGGGCACCTACACCACCATCGGGACCATGAGCCTGACCGGGCAAAGCCTTTCGACAACGAGCACCACCTTCACGTTTAGCGCCTCATCGCTGTCAGCGCAAGCTTTTGTGACGGGCGATAAACTCTATGTCGATTGGTTCTTGAACATCACGGCCAATAGTAGCGGGTCAAGCACCGCCAACGTCAATTTGACGGTCAGCAATAATGCGAGCCTGGGTGTCACGACCAACGAAGTGATCACGCCTGGCTACAGTCCATCGCCCACCACGTTCACCCGCACCGTGAGTGAAACGGCAGCCTTACTGGCCACGCTCACCCGCACCGTGAGTGAAACGGCAGCCTTACAAGGCACCTCAACGCGCAATGTTAGCGAGACAGCAGCATTACTGGCGACGCTCACGCGCACCGTACCAGAAACCGCTGCCTTGCTGGCGACACTCACCCGCACCGTGCCAGAAACCGCTGCCCTCTTGGCAACGCTGACGCGCACCGTGCCAGAAACCGCTGCGCTGACCGCCGTGGGCACGCGCATGGTATCGGAGACGGCAGCCTTGCTCGCCACGCTCACTCATACGATTCCGCAAACGGCGTCATTGGCGTTTCCGCCGCCAACAACCGCGCAAACGGCCATTTGTCGAGATGGTACAATCATTCTAAAAGGACGGTAGGCGTATGGGCATTTCCCCCATGTATGTTGGGCAAACGCAACCGCTCATGGCCCTCACGATTCAGCAGGACAGCGGCGCCGCGCTCAACCTGTCCGGTGGTATGCTGGCGATGACGCTCCGCAATCGTGCGACAGGCCAGAATACGGCGGCGGCTGGCCTCTGGGCTATCACGAATGCTACCGCTGGACAGGCGACCTACACATGGGCAGCGGCAGATACGGCACAAGCCGGCCAATACGATCTCTACATCTCCGTGACCTTCCCCGGCGGCGTGGTCACGTGCGATCCTCTCCCTTGGTTGGTTCTTTCGACATGAGTACAGGCGAACAACCTATCGTTGATGGTACTACCGAACAGGACGATGACTTAATGAAAGTGGTAGGCGCAAAGCTGGAAGTGAATGCGCAACGCCTGCACGATCTGTCGATGCAATTTGCCAAAATCGTCGATCAAGTGACCAAAATCTCTGATCAATTGCAGCAAATGAATATCAAGAGTCAAATCGACAATAATAATATCGCCAATATGGCCCAACGCATAGCTGCATTAGAAGCCGGGATGCAGGCCCATAATGAGTGGCGACTCGATCTCACCAAAAGCAAAGAAACGGAGCATTCTCTGCTACATCAGCAAATTGCGCAAGTTCAGAGCACGCTACAGCAGCTCATCCAGACGACAGAGGCGCGTTTACAGCAACAGATAGGCGATATTCGCTTCGCCCTGGCCACACAAATCAATAGCGCCGTCGCTGATGCGTTCAAAGCCAGTTCTACCACCACGATCAGTGACCGCGATAAAACCTTTGGCTACCTCTTCACGGCCTTTATGTTCGTGGTAGGCATCGTCATCACCTATATCCTTGCCCACCGCTAGGCGGTATAATCAAGATGGCAACGCATATCTGTGAGGTTCTTCTTTTGACTACCCCTCAATCCGCCGTACTGGCCATGCTCAAAAACATCCAGGCGAACGGCTGGAATCCCGCAACCGGCCACCTCTTCATCAATTGGCGTACCGGTACCAACCCGCTCCAGACCGACTTCCAAACAAGTGGCAAAACCGATGCGCAGATGGGCGTCAAACCGCCCCGGCAAGACGGCCACACCACCTTGCGCTATCTGGAAAACCTGTACCTCTGGCGCCACTGGCAGAATGATCACCAGTTCGACAGCGAGATCACCAAAGCTGAACAGGCGGCCAAATCATGGCTGGGCACCTCACCATCCAATCCACGCGGTTGGGTCTATTTTGATCTCTGTGACATGGCGACCTACAGCGGCGATGCTTTCTGGCAGGACATGGCGAGCAAATTGGTTGATTCGTGGAAAAACTATCCGGCGCCCGTCAAGAGCGTGGCTGGCAGCAATGACCCTACCCAGCGCACAGACTGGCATATTGAAGTGGGATGCGCGATGGTCGCAGAAGGACGGCGCCGGAACGATCAAGCCATGATCCAGTCCGGGCAACAACGCATTGACACCGCATGGTCTCTCAACGTTGATCCACAAAAGCACGTGCTCTGGAGTCAGGGCGAAGTCAAAGCGGGCGAAGCGGGCCAAGAAATTGAGGCGCTCGCCACAATCGGCGATGCGCGCGCGGCGCCGCTCCTTGTGGCCATGGATTACTTACTCATGCCCTCTGGCGGGTATTATGCCAAGGATAACCAACAAACGGGCATACAGACCACGAAAACGGAGCCAGGTCGATCCAGTGAGATGTTACGCGCGGCGGTGCTCTGTGAGGATAGCGCGCGTGTGGCAAAGCTACTCGATGTCGTCTGCAACAAAGCCTATCGCGCAGAATTGGCGGGCGTGGTCTATGAGTGCAATCCTGATTGGTCACTCCGCAAGGCACAAGCAGGCGGCAATGAGGATTGGGTGACTACTGAAGCGATGGGCATCACCTGTAAGGCGCTGATGGTTGCCAGTATGGGCCAGACAGCACCACTGCCTGAACCAACTCCCACGCCGGTGCCAACCCCCACGCCACAGCCTAATCCGCCGCCTACCGATGACACGAAGGCCGCTATCGCTGCCTTGCAACAGCAGGTAGCGACCCTGCAAAGCCAGGTCACCGCTTTGCAAATTACGGTCACTACCGACACCACGAAGGCGCTGGCCATCTTTCAAGCGGTCAAAGCCCTGTTTAGCTAGGAGGCAATAATGAAATCAGGCATCCAAACCTCCGAGTTCTGGCTGTCCGTTTTCACGGCGCTGATCAGCATCCTGGCCGCGTTCGGGGTGCAAGTCACCGATCCGGATAAGCTCGTCAACGCCCTGGCCATCGTGGCGGCGTTCATCGCTAATGCGATTGTGGCTGCGGTCTACACGACCCAGCGTTCCCGCTTGAAGGCAGCGGCACTCCCCACTTCGCCCGCGCCGCTAATTTCGCCGGTACCTGGCGTCACGATACCACTGCCACCCACGTGAGCCAGCGAGAAAGCCCCTCGTGTTATCGAGGGGCTTTCTTCGCCTTCGTTGCCCATCAGGCGATCTTAGTGCTCTTCGCCATGCTTTGCCGAGACGCGCAAGAAACCGAATGCATCGCCAGCAAGTTCCATCGCCACATATTCAGGATGGCCCATCAGAATCGCGCGGGCCTGGGCCGTCGCATCGCTCTCGACATCAGGAAAATCGTCCACATACACAGAAGTGCCAAGGGTCTGAGCATGCCCATCAGCGAAGATGGCCGTAAACGTGATATGCTTCATTTATCCCGCCTCATTCTCATGCCGCCCGCTTTACCACATTGCACCACAAACGCGGCAAAGTTACTATACGATTGCTTGCCAGCAGGGTTGAGATCCCAATCGTCATCCGCTTCAGCAAAGAGATAGGCGTCTATCGCCAAGGCGATAGCTTTGCATTCAGCCGGCGTGAATGTGCTCTCAAGCGCCGACAACTTCTCATATAATTCTTGCGTCTGTACCCATAAGGAGATATCCTCTAGCGTGCCGGGACCTACCTCATGCTGGCGCCCATCATCTCTACCATCTGGCAACATGGCAACACAGGTGATCATTTATCCCTTTCCTTTACCGTATGCTTGCAAGGCCAGATAGCGGTCCCGCAATCGAGCGTGTTGGGCCATACATCCAGGATATCCCCATACTTGCCCATACCGTGGATACGCACCACTCGTACTTTTGTGCCGGGTACATCAGCACGCTCTGACACGGCTACCACCGCCGTCGTGTGCAACCACTGGCCGATCAAGATCCCATATTGGCGCGATGGGACATAGGCGACTGTTACCCAATGTGCTTCTTGCTTCCCTGCTACCCATGACCGCTCAGGCTGCCAATACTGGATAGCAAAGTTGCAATTCATGGCGGCACTTTTGCGCTCGGCAGCCATCTGCTCTTCCCGGTCGCGTATCTGCTCCCACGCCTGGCGACTCGTGATGGATTCGCGCAACCAGGGCGTCAGAAAACCCTCTGGCGTATAGGTAATCGCCAGCCTCCAGATGTCGTCCCCTCCATAATGTTGCTTGACTGGTTCTTCGTCCGCTTGCCATCCAGGCCGCGCATTGATTTCGTGCGCCAGGCACTTGGCTTCGTCGTACGTCAGATGATAGGGCAAGATGCTGATCCTCTCATGCGGTAAAGTCATCGTCTGGCTGTTCGTACCGCTGTGCCATCTGCTCAACACATTCCGCACACATAGGCTGGATAAACCAGCCGAGAACGCCGCTTTCACGGGGATCAGGCAGAGGACCCGGTAGCGTACACGGTTCCGCTGTGGCAACAAAGGCTTCTTTTCCACAGGCCGTACAGGGCAGTGCCGGCGTGAATCGAATGGTGATAGTCAGTGGCATAGCAACGTCTCTTACTCTTGATTCGTGGGCGATAGGCCCATAATGAGTTGCAGTGCGGCCTCAGAAGCATGGCGCAATGACGCCGCAAGGGTCTGATAGGCGAGTTGCAATTCCTCGGACAATTGGGGGCCATGCGGCGCGGTAAAGAGCGCCAAATAGACTTGGATATCTTGCAGCGTAAAGTTGATATGCTGTGCCATCATGACGGCAACTCTCCGTCGATCCTGCTCAATTTGGTCTGGCATTCGTTCTCCTTCTTACTGGATAAGGCGAGCAATAGGACTATGTATTCTCTCCGCTATGCTCGCGCATATGGCTCGATTGAACTGGCTATTCGCTAGGAATATCTTCCGCAATCCCCTCACCATTATCGCCGGATTGTTGCGCCTTATACCACGCGAAGAGGGCGGAATGGAGTTGATTCCGGGCAGCCAATGCCCGGATAATGCGCCGCAATGGCGCCACATAGGCCACGCCTTCTTTGCGGCTATTGCCCAACTCTTTCGCCAGCTTTGTCGCCTCATCGCTGGGCAATTGATCGCCGGAAAGCTTCACAATATCGCTGGATTTGATGAGGAAATCCTTGAGGGTACGCGATGGACGTGCCGCCGGTTCCACGCCTAAATCTCCCAGGATGCCCTCGAGTGTATCACTGTTTGATGCTGATTTTGGTGCAGCAATGGTGCCCTGTTTCACCCGAATGCCGGCGCCTTTCAAGAGGGTTACGGGATCAATTCGCCCGTATTCGGGGGCAACCGCAAGGAGTTCGTCCGGCCACATGCCCGATTGAATGACTTCCACAAGCCACGCCATCACTTGGCGCATCACGCTCGCTTTTGCGGCGGCTATTGTGGATTGGGCACTCTCTAATTCGCGCTGTAACAAGTCTTGCGCGGCCTCATGCTCGCGTTCCACGTCTTCTACCCGCTTTGTCATCGCGGCAATACGGGGATCGTGCTGCAAATCGGTGATGATCTCATTCAGCTTTTCATCCCGCTCTTCCTGCTTCTCGCGGGCCTTGTCCTCATCCGGCAGGGTGAAATGCAGGAAGAGCTGCAAGAGACGCGCAAACGAGGCCCGGCCTTGAATGACGAGATGCTCTAATTGATAGAGCATGGCGCTCGCAGTCTTGGCCAGGATGAAACTATCAATATCTTCGCGGGTCAGCGTCTTTTGTGGGATAACCACCAGAAGCACTGCACACGCTGGTGCAAATGCCGAGCGCGCGATGTCGAGAAACTGGATCAGGGCATTGGTTCGTTGCATGACCGTCTCATTGCCGGTCAGCATCACATAAAAGGTGACGCCTTCGATGATGCCAATGGCCATGATCACCACAGCTAAGAAGCTCATGCCAGCGATCAATCTTCCTGACTTCTTGCGATTGCCAAAGAGCATATCACGCAGGAGGATGGCCGCCGCCAGCATGAGCACATCCATCCCAATCACAAAAAGGCTGGTGGTGATGATATTGGAGACCAAGCCAAAATCCCACTTGCGTGCTCCTTGGAGCATATCGCCCAATTGCTGAAACTGTGAGCTAGCCAGCACGTTGAGTGTGGCAAAGGAGAAGGAGATTAGCAACAATGGCGCGATGATCTTGCCGAGAAAGCTCACAAACTTGGCATGATCCTGCACCTTCACATCGTTCAGCTTTTCGCCCAAGAACCATTCACGCAAGGAACGAAACGTCCCTTTGTGTTGTTTTCTTGGTTTGCCTGTTTCCTCATCAACCGGAAATTGATCAAGAAACTGCTGCATCGTTTGCATCGCTGGCGTTGGCTCAGCTTTGGTGGGCGTATTGATCATCGTGCTGCTCTCCTTTCGCTCTGTGTCTACCTGTTGGCGATGGCAGCCTCACTGCCATAACGATGCAGCGCATCCTGCACCCAGAATTGGAGCCATAAGAGACAGGCCAGCGTTACGTCAGCGGCTGCTCGTCATGTCGCCGGATTTCGGCGTGCTGGCCATCAGGGGTATGAATGATGGAAAAACGGGTAATGTCGAGAGGCATGGGTTTTCCTCCTGCAATGAACGTACTCAAGAGAGTATCCTGAATCCGATCAGGATGATCAGCAATAGGAGGATCAAGAAGACCAACCATTTCCACAATGGGAGCGGCCCCTGTTGCCGGTTCGTGTAATAGATGCCCACGCCTGCTACCGCCGCAACGATGATGACCAGCAAGGTCTCATTCCAGAACACGTCGGCAAGCACGAAAAGCATGGTTGTTTGTCCCCCATAGTATCGTTCCTGATACGTCTCAACGCCCTTATTATCGGTTGGCGGCCTTTTTCGATAATAAGGCGCATGTATTTCAGTAGTGGTAGATGTCACCCGGTTCAGGCGTAAGGCCAAAGGTGTTGATGTGCCCAAGCAGTTCAGCTATCTTGCGCTGCCGGTATGGTGTGTAATCGGTCGCTTTGTTGAAAGGCGGCGCAACGTTGACGTACACGAGCACGCGCCGGTCATCGTCACGATGGCGAAGGGTCAATGCTGATGTATGGTCCTCAACGGGCGTCTCCTGCTCAATCTGCCAGGTACCGGGAAGCACGCACAGCGCAATGCGCGTATCAACATCATAGAGATTCCAGACGCCAGCATCATCGCGGCCTGGTTTCCAATAGGCATAAACATCTTCGTCAGCGATGGTCCGCTCGATATACCGCAGGCGGTCATATTCGCTGATGCGCTCGGCAGGGATGGCACACAGGCTGGCGACCCGCTCAGCAATGTCCCATTCACCACTATCCGTGCTCAGTCGTTCAAGCATCCCGATGAGGGCATTGATCGAAAGCAGCCGAAAACCGTCTATTGGACGGCCATGGAGCTGGGCGATCATTTCGTTGAGTAACTCCGACAGTTTGTTATCGCCGATGGTGCGCTGATAGTGCGCAGATTGTTTTTTGAGGAAGGTGATCGGGTCATTCATGCGCGTCGCCTCCTGCCGGATAGTTGAGCACAACCGCGAAGATATCATGGCAGGCACATTCGCAGCCGGGAAATGCCAAGGCGCTATCATGCCCACAAGCGCCACAGGGAGGAACTGGGACCGGCGCGGGTACTGGGTCATTCGCGTGATCAGCGAGCCATACGCCAGCATCATCGAGATGGTAGGCCACTTCCTGCTTCCAATCGCAAAATGCCGAGTTGTCCGGCATATCGGCGAAGAGCAAGGTTTGGCCAGCATCCAAATCGTCCGATAGCGCATCCATCAGATCAGCAGGAGCACCCTTGTTGCCCACATTGATAAGCATCTGTTCAATCTCTTCAAGGAGATCAGCGATCTGGTTATGATAGGTCATCAAGTTGCCTCCCCAAGCACATCCATCATGCGCAGGCTCCAATCGGCGAGCGTTGCGTTATTCGCTGATGTCGCACTCATGAGGCTCCTGGTAAATGCGATGCATGACCGAATCTCTACCGATTGCTCCGATGTCGGATCAGCCTCTAGCATGGCAGATAGGATCTCTTCCGCTTCACGAAAGGCGGCATTCTGTTGTGTATCCAATACTTGCTGCATGGTTTGCTTCAATCCTTACGGCTGCATGTCGCTAGCCGCCTCAATCAATTCCCGTAGCCGGGTTACGGCGCGCTCCGCATTCATCATGGCTTCATCGAGTAGTTGTTGCGCTGCCTGTGCCGGATGGCTTTTCGCCCGCTTCACCTCTTGCTCTGCGAAATCAATGGCCCATTTCGCCTCATCGCTTTCCACAATGGGGGCGGGCAGTTGCGCTGCCAGATGGGCATAGGCGCCTCGCAGATCGTTGATCTCGGCTTCATAGGCTAGAAAGTCGCTCGGCTGCATCATGCATACCTCCGCACGGGATGCACTGGCAGGCGCCAGGCGCGCATCGGGATAAGGGTCATCATTATCTGCAAGCGTACCGCGCGCATCGCATAGCGGTAGTGCCGTGGCGCAAGCAGTTCCCGCGATGGATTGAGCATGGATGATACGGACGGGCGCTTCGCTTCACGACCAAGATACCGCAAGCAGGAGAGCCAATCTGCCGTCGTGTAGCCGGCCATCTTGCCGCCTTCTACCATGCAGTCTGCATACCAATGAGGATTGTCCGTGAAACGCCGGGGAAATTGTGCGATACTCATTACCGTCGCACTCCTTTCTAAAATGGCGATAGGTGGTGCCTGCATGCCTTCAACACCCAGGCACCGCTTTTTGTCACACTACGGGATTACTGGCCTTCTTCATGGCGGTTCGTTGCTGTTCGGCTCTGTTCTTTCCTCCTATTTGGATGGTCTCTTGGTATTGTTTCTGAAGGTATAGGCTCCGGCGATGAGTCCCACAATGAACACGATTGACACCGCCGCTACCGTCGCTCCAAGATGCTGCCAGATCATCCGGTATCCTCCTTTATGGCGATGGGAAAAGAATGATATGGAAGATGCGCCCCAGGATGATACCCAAGAGCAACACCGCTCCATTCAATAGGGCAATAGCCTTCGCGCCCTGTGAGAGATACCCGCTGAAGAACTGAAGAACGCCCACGAAGATCGCTGGCCATACCAATATGACCCACGTATCGAATGCGTCTCGCTGCGAAGAAAACCCCAGCCAATGGGCTACCTGCAATCCTGCCCCAATCGGGATGAACAGCCCAGTGTACGCCAAGGCTTCCAGGAAACGACGCCCCGGATTGTTGGTGAGGCTCTTCCATACCTCTGGGTCCATCTGGGGATATGGGCGCATCGATCACGTCTCCTTCTTCTGTGCGATTAGGACTGGCCTTGCTTTTCTTGCTGATATTTGTCGTAGGCTTCACGGTCAGCTATCGCAATCTGTACCATCGTGTTCAGGATAGCCTGGTAGGCTTCATCCATCACATAGAAGGTATCGCCCTCGACACGAGACCTGATCTGCTTCAGCAGGTCTTGCGTCTTCGCCATCTGCTTGAGGTACTCCTCAATCATGCGATGGGTCTCTGCTGGGCTATAACCGCCGCGCATGTAGGGCATGGCTTTTTCTCCCTTCAGTCGTCAATGATCACTTTCTATAGATGGTTCAGTTATAGTAGTGATCTGTTTCTATGATACATCAAAGGTAGTATAATGTCAAGGGTTATATCAGTGTTAGTGTGTTGATATTGTTCTGTCGTTAATCGTATACTAGAAGTGGGCATCAATACAGAGGAGGTATCGTCGCAAAACGAATGGATGAAACAGAAGACACGCGCTTTTTAGCACTGCCTTACTTGGAAGCATGGCGTGTCGTCAAAGTCATCAGTCGCATCAGACTTGCAGAAAAGTCAGGCGTTGGTGAGGCAACAATAGCAAGATTAGAAAGGGGAGAGACTAAAGCACGCTATCAAACCATTGAGAAGCTTGCTGAGGCATTAGAGATAACGCCTCAAGAATTGGTACACGTAAACCCAAAAAAATGAAGCGGGCTGCTTCCCGGCGAAAGAAGCAACCCATGGATAGACAAGTAGGTCGTTAGCGTTGTCAGTAATAGCCCTGAGCACGATCTCAGGGCTATTATATCATACCAGATACAGGTGTTCTACAGGAGAGGATATCCTATCGGTTGTTCTTGTTCCTCATAGGGGGGGGTTCATTAAGTAGTGATGGGGTGGTACCATTAGTTAGTGACATCCAAAAATCACTAACTAATGGTACCACAATCACTAACCAATAGCACCGTTTTTTGGTATCATCAGTTAGTGATTTCGCAAAAATCACTAACCAATAGCACCTACCATAAGGAACCAAACGATGCAAGAAACACAACCGATCCATTGCCCCTATCCTGATTGCCTGTCCGGTCGCATCGTGCGCAATGGCAGTGTGAAAGGCCACCAACGCTATTACTGCAAACGCTGCGAGCGGTATTTTGGCGCAACCATGGATACGCTTTCGTATCGCCTACAGACGCCCATTGCCGAAATTGCGCAGGCCCTCTTTGCCCTCATGCAAGATGGCTCTATCAAAGGGGTTGCGCGGGCAACCCATCACACCCCTGCCACGATTCGCCGCTGGCGGAAGAACGCAACCTACCAAAAAGACGAATTGATTGCATCCTTACTCGCTTATCACGCCTCTCTCGATAATTCGCCTCAACTCATCGCATTTCGTGCATTTCTGGCAACTCCCTATCCTGCCAGCGGGAAATCGAAGCTGAGTGTTCCCAGTTGATTGCCGTGGGTCACGACTACATACGCCGATGCCTTGCCCACGCACGTCGTCTCTGGCGTCCAATTCCACGTCACATAGCCGCTTGCATTGGCGATGAGCGTGTTCTCAATCGTGCCGCCTTTGGCCGTGTGGCCAGAGCAATAGGTGACGGTGATGGATGCGCTCGCACCCGGCGCCGTCTGTACGGTGATGTGGGATATCTGGTGATTCGTGGCGATAGCGGCTACCAGCCGCACCGGTACGGCTCCGGGCGTTGCGGTTGGCGCACTCGTTGCCGTAGGGCGTGGTAATGGGGATGGAGTGCTCTTCGCTGTACCAATGGGCGTATGGGGCGTTAAACGCGCCATAGGCGCATTCGGCGCGCTCGCGGCAAAGCTACAAAGGCCACAGGTCAAACAGGCCACCATCACGCCAGTAATGAGCCAAATCTGTCGAGGAACCGCCTGCACATGGGCGCGCATCGCCAGCATATCACGCCGCTGCAATTCTCCCCACAAGACACGCCAGCGCCGGGAGCGCATCCATTGCCACCATATGGCCACATGCCGGATAAGGGCGGTCCCTGCGTGCGTCAATCGTTGCCGAATCATACGGTTCTCCTTGCGTTTACGTCCTGCATAGATGTTGTCCTGTTCCCCAGGATACACCTTCACGTGCTCTGGGTGAATAGTCAATTTGCCATTCCCCCTTTATATAAAGAGAGAATTCATACCCCAAAAAATTTTTTCAGATCACTCTCTATCTGACTATTCAACTATTCACACTATTCAGTTGAGGCTACACTTATTTTCCTGCGAGTCAGGGCATGCTATTCAAGGCTATTCAAAACATCCCTATGAATTTCATCCCATATATAAAGGGGACGAAAACTTCACGAGAAGAAGAGCAGGCAAACAGTGTCGTGCGAAGCAAGCATGTGGTAGAGTATGGGTGAAGGGAAAGGGGCAAGCATGCAGCGAACATTTCAACGATTCAGTGAATGGTGCTCATGGGCGACTGGCACACCATGGGCGTTTGTGGGAGCATTGGGGACCGTCATTGTGTGGGCGATCTTGGGGCCAGTCTTCCATTTCTCGGACAGTTGGCAACTCTACGCAAACACTGGCACCACGCTTATCACCTTCCTCATGCTCTTCGTCGTGCAAAACACGCAGAATCGGGCGAGCGCCGCCATGCATGCCAAGCTCGATGAATTGCTCTTGTCGAGCCAAGCGCGCAACGAACTGGTCAACGTGGAAGCGATGAGCGAGCAGGAGATTGCCGCATGGAAAGCAGACATTGCGCACAAAGCAGCGTCACGCTCTCATGTGAAAAGCAATGAAACGGTGTAAAAATGGTGGTATTATGTTGGCTTTTTCCGTGAATGGCATATGATGGATTGATGCGACTTGGTGACCCCCTGCTCTTTCGGACAGGTGGGTACAATGCAGGATAATACCACCACTTTTTCCCCTGCGTTTCTATTCTGACTTGAGGCTCACCCTTACTTTATTACGAATGCTTGCTGCTTATCGCTTGTGTTCTTTCGGTCTATAGTGCTATTATTCTTGAAAATCATCCAATAAGGAGATCTCCCCCATGCCCCGCAAGCAGCAAGGCGTTATTTTCGATTGGACGATCTCGCAGCTTAGGGATTCGTATGAACGTGCCCTCAGAGTCGCTAATCGGGCCGAGAATACGGTTAGGAGCTATATGCTGTGTCTCGATACCTTTATCGCGTTTCTTGACCACTCTGGGGCCTCACAGCGCGTCAGAGACATCACTACCGCCACGATACAGGATTTCTTACTCGCCCACACCCATTGGAAGGCGAGCACCCGGCAACTCTATTTTGTCCAATTGCGTGGATTTTTCAATTGGTGCCTCCAGGAAGGTGACATAATCGATCTCTCTCCTATGGCCACGATGAAGCGTCCGCAAGCGCCAGAGCCGGAACCGCGCATTCTCACTGATGACGAGCTACGCGCGCTGCTGGCGACCTGCAAGAGTAGAACCGCCTTCAAGGATGTACGCGACCTTGCGCTCATACGCTTCTTTCTTGATACGGGCATCCGCCTCGCAGAAATGGCAGCGATCCGTCTCGATGACCTCAACCTGCATCCCAGCGAGCAATATGTCAGCATCCCGCACGGCAAAGGCGACAAATACCGTATCGTGCCATTCGGAAACAAGGCGGCGCAAGCGTTGGATCGCTATCTGCGCATGCGTAAAGGACACAAAGATGCGGATTTGCCCTGGTTGTGGTTGGGAACGCAAGGGCAACTCAAGCGCAAAGGCATCCAAGATCTCTTTTTGCAACGGGCACAGATGGCGGGCATTGCCCATGTCCATCCTCACCTGTTACGACATACGTTCGTGGATCGCTTGAAAGAGAGCGATATGCATGAGGAAGATATTATGACCCTGACCGGCCATACGACCACAACCATGCTGCACCGCTATGCGAAATCGCGGCGCCGGCAACGTGCTCTTGATGATTACCATCACCGCAAGCGTGCCCCAGGGGATGCGTTATGAGCACATCCCCCATGCACACGGTATACTGAAGATGGATCTGACCTTGTGGTGGTATCGTGCTGGCATGCTTAGCGGTCTGAAAGAGTATCTTTCAGGCCGCTTTTTGCAGCTTGAGCACGAAGAGCCGATGCCACAGATACGCCTCATCGGCGAACACCTGTAACGAGAACGGCAAAAAAATGTCAGACTCCTGCTGCCACCACGAGCGCAGGTGTTGTGCTAACAGATAAAGCGCCTGTTGCCAGTACTCTTCGCGGTCTGCTGGCAGGACGATAGTACCATCCGTCCAAAACGCATAGCGTACCGTGCGATAGGCGCGGACAATGATCCTGGGAGCGAGTTGTCCCAAGGTTTCGCAGGCAGCCCGTACCATCTGGCGATACGAGTCGCGCGCATTGCGGATTTTCTCAACGATGGTGTCCAGGCATATAGCCAGTGAACGGACAGGAACCATAGTATTCCCCGTGGCCCTCTTTAAAATTACCCTCATCCCACATCCACACGTCGTAGGGATACATCTGCATTATGCCACATTCGTGCCAAAATCCGCATAAGTATGAACGTTTCATCAAAAGAAGATAAAATAACTTTACCAATTAAGATGCCTGGTAGTATGCTTTCTACCAGGCATCTTTTTCGCGGTTTGCTTATTCCCCGTCAAGGTCAGTAAGGTCAGTCGCGAAGCCGCGCACAATGCTGGCGATGATCTCCGCTTTTTCAATCGCCGGCATATTGCGCAAGATGATCGGCTGAATGGATTGCACTTTATGCGCGTTGGTGATGCGCCAGGCGGGATCGTTCAGTTTTTGGAGTGCCGCAATCCACACGTCCTTTACTTTTTGTGGCACATCTGCCTGCGCATCAATGGCGGCGAAGAGCGGCTGCATCAGACTCTCTTCTTCTTCGCCAACATCATAGCCAGCCTCGATGAGCACCTCACTTGCCTTGAGATTGAAAGCGTTCGCAAACGCCAGCGCACCCTCTCTATTGGGATAGCCGCGTCCATTGATCCATTGATTGAGCGTGGGGGTTGAGATCCCAATCATCTTAGCCATACTGCTTTTATCAATGAAAATGCGGCTGCCACTTTTATCGGATGCCTGCCATTCGATGAGGGTAGCGATCACGAATTGTGCCCAGTGCAGCGCGCGATCATACTCCACGTCGGCAACCTTTGTAGCGAATTGACGAGCCATATGATACCCTTTCTGGTTTTAAAAATGGAAACTGTATCCATGTTCTCTATTGTACCGCAATCGTCAAAAACTTAGCAACCAACAAAGCAAAAGAGGTAAATCCTTACCACTTTTTAAAGTAGTTAGGTTTCCTCTTGACAACGTGAATAGGATATGTTTAAATAAAAGCGGATGGGAATATGAAGGTTTCTATCAACAACGCTAGAAAGGGAAATGAGGATGCTCAAAATGTATGGCGATGCAGAAATCAAAAAGCTTCGCCAGCGATTGCGGGATAGCGGACTGCCGGTCTCTCTTCTCGCGCGCCTGACCTGCACGAGTTGGCCTGCTGTCAAAGCGTTCCTTGACGGGAAAACCGCCCGCATGCATTATAACAATTTGGCGGCACTCGACAACGTGCTTGCTGAGTATGAACAACAGCAACATCAACAGCAGCAACGCAAGGGGGCCTAGCATGGCGGTCAGCTATCAGGCCAGGGGCAAAATTGGCGGTCTTATGACGAGTGCCAAAGGGGGCAAAGCGATAGCCCAGCAGCGTGGCCAGGCCAGCTATCAGGCTCGTCGTGAGAAGATTCGCTTGCAACTGTTGGCGAGTGGCAATCCCTGTCCCGCCGAACGCGACATTGACGCTGCTGTCCGAGCGCAGATGGCCCAACTCAATCTGAAGAAGGCCAATAAGCGCATCATCGCTATCGCCAGCCCGCCTACCGTCTGCATGTACTGCCAGCCCAAACGGCGCGGCGCCTCATCCATCATCTGTGCCGAGTGCCAAAAAGCGCGCCCTCACCTCCAAAGCAAGCGCGCGCTTATCACCCAGACAGGCTAATCCATCTCGGCATAACCAGCATACCAAAACAAGCGTACAAGAAAGTGGGAATGATCCATGAAAAACCAGGCGAACCTTGAAGATCTCATTAGAGAGCGTGCAGCAGCGATCATGGCCGCACGTGAAGAGGTGGCACGCCAAAAGGCGGAAGCAGAAGCGGCAGCTCTTGCCCAATTCGAGCGCGATTTGCAAACAGCCTTGCCGGAACTGATGGTGCTTTTAGCGCCCTATCATACACAAACGACGTTGGAGCACTGGTATGGTAAGGGGATATATCATTATTGCTTTACCATCCACGGGCAAGAGTGGTGGCTCTCCCGTTATGTGGATAGCGACCAAGAAGAGATTGGGATTGGCGGCAATGGCAAAGGAATGACCTGTCGTCACGCGAATGAGGTAGCAAATTATCTCATTGGAGAGCTTGCCGATCAATGGATAAATCAGCAGCAAACCACCGTGGAACCAACGCCTGCCTCTAAAGAGACGGCTTCCCTTGGCAGCGACCTGCCAGAAATCACCATTGCCCTCTACCGCCAACTGCATGATGAGGTGGTGCCCTATCTGCGCGGCCTGCCAGCGTATATCCTGACCCGCCAAACGATAGAGGTGGTCGACAAGGCATCAGTAGTGCTGGCTGAGCATAACCTGCTCTTGGACGCGGCTTCCCTAGACGACGATGAGTGCCCCTTCTAATGACGAAACATCGACGACACCACTGGCAGCGGCGCCGGTACTCTCGCATCGCTGCCCGCCTGAGATGGGAAGGGACAAGATGATCAACCTGTGGGGCGAGGAAGAGCCGGTTCCCCCACCCAAAGCGCCAAAAAAGCGCACGGTATCACCAGCGCAGGCAAGGCTCAGGCAATCCAAAACAAATCCCTGCTTGGCGGTCTATGGTCAAGGCCCCGATGGCAAGCAGTGCCGGACCTGCGCGTTTTTCCTTCGCCTTCGCTACCATGATGGCCTCTATTTCAAATGCGAGAAACGCGGCAAGCCAACGCACGGCCCCGGAACCGATCACCGCGCCAGATGGCCGGCATGCGGCAAATATCAGGAGATGCAGGTATGAGCAGGACAAACAGCAAAAACCAACTCACGCTCATGGAAGTCAATGCAGCGCAGCGGGAAAGCCCGCTAGAGCGGGAACTGCTCCTGCATTTGCACGCCCTCACCATTCCGGCGCCAGCACGTGAACATCGCTTCGCACCGCCGCGCCGTTGGCGTTTCGATTTGGCCTGGCCGGAGCTGGCGCTGGCCGTGGAAGTGGAAGGCGCCACGTATAACGGCGGGCGCCACACGCGCGGCACGGGCTACCATAACGATTTGGAGAAATACAATCAGGCCATGATCGATGGATGGATGGTGCTCAGATTCGATAGCCCCATGATCAAAGACGGGACAGCGGCCCGCATGATTGCAGATGCCTACGCGCTCTGTGAGCGCACGCGGCGCATGATGGATAACGCCATTAGCCGCCTGGGGATTGGGGGACCGGCATGAGCAGCGCCCCCTCCTATCACGATTTCCTTACCTCCAAACGGATGGATGCGCCGGCGGTCGGCTTCGCGGTCGCGCCGGATGCGCTCTCCCCGCTGCTCTTCGATTTTCAGCGCGATATCGTGCGTTGGGCCTTACAGCGCGGGCGTGCGGCCATCTTTGCTTCTTATGGCCTGGGCAAGACGGCGATGCAACTGGAATGGTCTGATCACGTTGCCCGTCATACGGGAAAGCCGGTCCTCATCTTGGCGCCCCTAGCCGTTGCCGAGCAGACCGCCCGTGAAGGGGAGAAGTTCGGCAGATCGGTCACGGTTTGTGAGCATCAGATCGACGTGCAACCAGGCATCAACGTCACCAATTATGAGAAACTGCATCATTTCGATGCGTCCGCATTCGGCGGTATCGTCCTGGATGAATGCTTTGCCCCTGATACGCCCATTGATACGCCGCGCGGGCCTGTTGCTATCAAGGATATTCGAGTAGGCGATACTATCCTGAACGCCGCTGGCGTGGATGTGGTCGCTGATGTTCATCGGCGGGAGGTGCCGTACCTTGTCAGAGTCACCATCAATGGACACACCATTACCAGTAGTCCCAATCATCCCTACTTCACCCAGCGAGGATGGATCGGCGCGCAAGACCTCATCCCAGGCGATCAAGTCATGGCAACATCCGAGGCCATGCGAATGGTGCAAGACCCCTTTTACCCCGCGCTATGTTCAGGAAGCCCACAAGCGATTTTGCGGGAAATCTTGCTCAGCGAAATGGCGGATGCGTCAACCGGAACACCTAGCGAAAGTGCATGCGCCGGAAGTGGCCAGGAAACGGGGCGAGAAGAAACGTGCCTGGTTTGCATCGGGCAATCCAGCAGCGGAAGCCGAACGGGAACGTATTCGGGCGCTCAATCCTATGAGCAATCCGGCGACCCGCGTGAAAGTCTCCCACCGATTGAGAGCCATCCAGCACAAACCTTCCGTGCGTGGGGGCAATGGGATGGGATTGACCCCACCTCAACAGATCTTACTGGTTGTTCTTGGCAGCGATTGGCAAGCGGAATATCCTTTGTCACTGGGCAAACGGACTCCGGGCTATCCCACGCACTACAAGATCGACATCGCCAATCCCAAGCGCAAAATCGCTATCGAAGTGGATGGCAACTCTCATCACAGCCGCAAGGCTCAGGACCAGAAGAAGGATGCCAAGCTGGCTTCTTTAGGGTGGATCGTCTTGAGGTTCTGGAATCAGGACATCCTGACATGGAACGACTCAGGGATGCCGATGGCAAGCTCTATCTCTATGACCTTGGCGCAACATGGCATCCTTCCTTCAGTATCTATGGATGCCTCGTCCACAATAGCAGCATCCTCAAAAGCTTTGGCGGCAAAGTACGCCGGCAAATCACTGCTTTCGCGCAAAGCATCCTGTACCGACTGTGCTGCTCGGCAACACCCGCGCCCAATGACCTCATCGAGATTACCAACCATGCAGAGTTTCTCGATATTATGGGCGGTAAAGAGATCATCGCGCTCTTTTTCACGCAGGACGGCAACAGTACGCATAATTGGCGCTTGAAAGGGCATGCCAAAGCCGATTTTTGGCGTTGGTTGGCGTCATGGTCAGTGGCCATTCGCACGCCAGCGGATTTAGGCTACGACGATAGCGCCTTCCAATTACCGCCGCTCACCATCAATCAAATCACGGTAGACAGCGCGCCGCCAGAAGATCGCCTCTTTGTGATTGAAGCGCAAACACTGGACGAACGCCGCAAAGCCCGCAAGGCATCCACGAATCATCGCGTGGAAGCAGCGGCGGCCATTGTCAACACAAGCGATGACGCCTTCATCGTGTGGTGCGACCTGAACAACGAATCAGCGGCACTCACAAAAGCCATCCCTGGCGCGGTTGAGATTCGCGGGAGTGACACGCCAGCGCACAAAGCGCAAGCGATGTTGGATTTTGCCTGTGGCACGATCCGCGTTCTTGTGACCAAGCCAAGCATCGCAGGCCACGGGATGAATTGGCAGCACTGCCACCGGGCGGTGTACGTGGGTCTCTCCGATTCCTGGGAGCAATTCGATCAGAGTCTCCATCGTATTCATCGCTTTGGGCAACAGCATCCGGTCATAGTGGATGTCATCACGAGCGAGGCTGAGGGCGCCGTCATCAAAAATCTTGAGCGGAAAAGCCAGCAGGCAAGCGAGATGATGGACGAATTAGTACGCCACATGGCGGGCCTCTCACTCAATAAGGCTGCTCGTGATGAGATGGAGTATCAGGAAAAGCAGGTTGACGGCGAAAATTACACGCTTTTCCTGGGCGATAGCGTGGTGATGCTGGACGCCGTGGAAAGTGACAGCATCGGCCTGACGGTCACGAGTCCCCCTTTCCCTGGTATGTACGCTTACAGCAATTCAACTCACGATATGGGCAATACGCGCAACCATCAGGAGATGCTCGATCAGTTTCGCTACCTCATCCCGCAACTGTTGCGCGTGACGATGCCCGGTCGCCTCTGTGCCATCCATCTGACCCAATCGCCTGCCTTCAAACACAGTGATGGCTATATCGGCTTGAAAGATTTCCGGGGGGACGTGATCCGCCTTATGGAGAGCGAGGCGTGGATCTACTTTGGCGAGGTAACCATCGACAAAGATCCCCAGGTCAAGGCCAGCCGAACCAAGGAGCAATCGTTGCTCTTCAAAACACTGGCGCAAGACGCCGCTAATTGCCGCATGGCGATGGCTGACTATCTCTTGCTCTTCAAAAAGCCGGGCGACAATCCCAGACCCATCAAAGCTGGATCAAACAAACGCTACAACCCGGACGCTGGCTGGATCACCGATCAGGAATGGATCGAGTGGGCGGCGCCGTGCTGGTATCGCGCATCCAAACACTACCCCGGCGGCATTCGAGAAACCGACGTGCTCAACGTTGCCGCTGCCCGCGAAAGCGATGATGAACGCCATCTCTGTCCCCTGCAATTAGGCGTCATCGAGCGAGCGATCAAATTATGGAGCGCCCCCGGCGATACCATCCTCGATCCCTTCAACGGGATAGGGAGCACCGGATACCAGGCATTGAAACTCCATCGTCGCTACATCGGCGTGGAATTGAAGCAGAGCTATTTTACGACGGCGCGTAAAAACCTAGAGCGTGCCGAGCGGGAAATGAACCAGGGCACCCTTTGGGGCCTCTTAGACGAACAAGAACAAAAGGACGCATAAGCCATGAGCACGATAACCCCAACCGTCTATCCTACCAATTGGGCGCCAGAGGGCGTCTTTAATCCCAATGACCACATGATGCAGTTGAAGGGGAAAGACTACCTGAACGTGCAAGCGCGCTTACAGTGGTTCATCCGAGACCAACGGGCGATGATTGTCGCTGGACTGGCGAAAACACCCTACGTCATCAAAACAGACTTGGTAGAGGCGCGCGACGGCTTCGCGCATTTCAAGACCTTCATCCGTGATGTACTGGGCAATGAAGTGACTATGTACGGATCTGAGACCGCGAAAGATTTCACCGACTATGCGGAGAAGGCATCCACGAAATCACTTGGACGCGCCCTTTTGCTGCTCGGCTATGGGACCGCCAATGCCAGCGAATTCGATGAGGGTGAAAAACCCGTAGATGCGCCCAACAACGCCCGCACTCCTGCCCAAAACGGCAATGGCCACAATCCTCCTACACCTACCAATCAAACAGCATCTCAGAATGGCGCGGCCAAACCTGCCAACACCAAGGCCGCCCCCCTGACTGACGCGGATCTCGCCAAAGCCATTGACGCCAAAGCGGCTACGCTTGGCCTCAGCCGTGAAAACGTGAAGCAGTACATGCGCGTCAATCAAATATCCACGACACGGGCGGGATTTGAAAAAGTCCACCTGGCCCTCCAAACACCAGAGACCGCCTGTAAGGCGTGGGCCGCTGCTCATCTGCTAGCGGAATCCACAATCACCCATCTCATTCAGCAGCAAGGGCTAACCTGGGACACGCTCTATCAGAAGCTCCTAGACGCTGGGTCCCGTACCACCATTCTGGATCTCATCGCATCACCGCCTGCCCAAATCACCATGTCTGACGAGTCCTACATCGCTGAGGATGCCCTCTAGCTCTGGCGGGCGCCACATGCCCGCCAGCATCCCGCTTGATTGGTGCAATCATGGATACAGCCCTTTTTTTGTCTACTTTTTTGGCAGACAAACCACACGACGCCTATGCCCTCATTTGGACATTCGCTGATAAGCAATCGCATTGGTACCGGGACGTGACGGCCATCGCCCGCGATGTTCCGCAGTGGGCAGGCGATGTATATATCGGCATGGGCCTTTCGCCCAAGGATTTCGGGGCCACAGATCGCTGTAAAGAAGCGGACATCATGGGGATCATGGGGCTATGGGCGGATCTCGATATCGGCAGCATTGGTCATAAGAAGGGGAACTTGCCGCAAACGTGGGATGAGGCTGCAAGCCTACTCGATGCGATTCCCCTGGCACCGACGATGCTGGTTGCATCAGGTGGGGGCATCCATGTGTATTGGCTTTTCACGGAGCCGTGGATCTTCACGATTGACGAGGATCGCGCCGCTGCCAAAAAGCTTGAGACGGCCCTAACCTATGCCCTACGGGACCGGGCGCAAACGCAGGGATGGGATGTCGATAGTACGCAGGATCTTGCCCGTGTCTTGCGACTGCCAGGCACGTACAACCACAAGCATACCCCGCCCGCCCTCTGTGAGTTGCGCCTCTGTGAACCGGCACGCCGCTATACGAGAGACGAGGTACGCGCGGCTATCCCTGAAGCTGTCCAGGTCAAGGCCAAGAAGAAAGCGACGCGCGAAAAGAATAGCACCGCGAGCGTGCCGTCTTTCAATCCCAATGCACAGCCGCCTATCGAGAAGTTAGAGAAACTGCAAGAGAACCCCAAATTCAAGCGAACGTGGAACCGGCAGCGCCATGATTTGCAGGATCAAAGCGCCTCATCGTATTGCCAATGCGTGGCGGTATTCGCAGTGCAGGCGGGCTGGACTGATCAAGAGGCCATCAACCTTATCATCACCTGGCGACGCAAGCATGGCGAGCCAGCCAAAGACGCCGCATGGTACGCGCGCCAGATCAACGATGCGCACGCCAAAATCAGCGAAACGAGCGCCAAAGCCAATGAGAAAACAGAGCAAGCCCATCGCCAGGCAGAGATTCACGAGATTCTCGATGGCTATGATGCTGACGAGGAACTGACCGATGATCGGCGTGCCGAAATCATCGACATGCTTTCCCGCCTCTTCCATATCGAGATTACGCGCATCACGAAATACCGCCTTGACCCCCCACTTTATCGCCTAGAGCTTGAGCACGAAACGATCATCCTTGGCGATGTGACCAAGCTGATTACCCAATCAGCCTTTCGCGCCAAAATGGCCGCCGCCGCTGGCCATCTCATCCCTAAGTTTTCCAGCCTCCAATGGGAGAAAGCCGCTACGATGCTCTTGCACGCCTGTACCGATGAGCGCATCGACGAAGCGACCGACGCGGGGCAAGTCAGCGAGTGGTTGGATCAATACCTGGAGCAGCGCACCATCTGTGAGGATGCGAACGAAGCGGCCCCCAAGCGCCAGCCCTTCACGCATAATGATGGTCTCTATTTCTATCTGGATGATTTCATCACCTGGCTTCGCCTGAAGTCAATGAGCCTCATCGAAACCAAGGATCTCGCGGTCAAGCTCAAGATCGGCGGTTGCGCCAATGAGACGCTCAACGTAGCGATCAATGGAAAACGCACGACCCGCTATTGCTGGAAAATCCCCCCAGCGTTGCAAGAGAAAGTGACCCCCTGACATGGATAACGAATTTCGTTTATTCGGCCCGCCTGGCACGGGCAAGACGACTACCCTCAAATCATGGATCGATCAGGACGCGCGCAAGAACGGCAGCGAAAGCATCCTTGTGGCCAGCTTCACCCGTACCGCTGCACATGAGATCGCGGGTCGCCATTTGCCGCTCGCACGTGAGCAGGTGGGTACGCTGCATAGCCACTGCTACCGCGCCATCGGCAAGCCGGATGTGACAGCCAAGCACATTGATGATTGGAACGCTTTTGCGCCGGCATGGAAATTAGGCAGCACCGCCCGGCAACACAACATGGACGAGCCAGAGACCGATCAGTCCTTTGACACGCCTGCGGAGGCGATCTACAGCCAATACCAAATCTTGCGCGCGCGCATGACGCCGCGTTCTGACTGGCCATTGCAAGTCACGCGCTTTGCGCAGAAGTGGGAAGACTGGAAAGCAGCGCATCATTTGGTTGACTTCACCGATATGATCGAAATCGCCTACCGTGACGTGGAAAACCCTGGCTACTCCATTGCCTATTATGACGAAGCGCAGGATTTTAACCCCCTGGAGCTGGCGTTAATCCGGCACTGGGGCGAAAGCATGGATCATTACATCCTCGCAGGAGACGACGATCAGTGTCTCTATTCTTGGAGCGGAGCAAGCGCCGATGCGTTCATCAATCCTCCCCTATCCCCGTCACAAAAGCGCATCCTGACCCAATCCTATCGCGTACCTCGCAGCATTCAAGCCTACGCGCAATCGTGGATTGAGCAATTGCATCATCGAGAGCCAAAGCTCTACCGCCCGCGTGCGGACGATGGCCTGTTGATGCCCTTTGCCTACACGCATTACGACACCGAGCGCATCGTTGAGGCTGTGGAACAGCATCTCGGCAACGGCAAGACGGTGATGGTGCTCTCGACTTGCTCGTATATGCTCAAGCCGCTTATTGACGAATTGCGCACCTGCGGTATCCCGTTTCACAACCCGTATCGTCGCTCACGTGGCGACTGGAATCCCCTGACGCCCTCAACAGGCATCAGCGCCTCAGAGCGGCTATTGGCGTTTCTGGCGATGGATACCACCCTCTATGGCGAGGATGCCCATGTGTGGACAGGTTTGGATCTCAAAAAGTGGGCGGATTGCTTGAAAGCGGATCAGGTCTTCAGGCGCGGCGCGAAAGCGCAAATTGAGCAGCTTCCTTTTGAGCAAGAGGTGCGCTTTGATTGGTTTGCTCAGTGGATGCACGATGAGGCATTTAGTCATGCCCTTGATATGGATCTTGATTGGTTCATCGATCATGCGCTCGCCTCCAAACGCGGCCCATTGGACTTTCCCTACCAGATCGTGAAATCACGTGGGGCAAAGGCGCTGACAGAAACGCCCAAACTGACCATCGGCACCATTCACTCAGTAAAAGGCGGCCAGGCGGATGTCGTGTTGCTCTTCCCGGATATCTCAAAAGCGGCGATGGCGGAATGGCAGGATCATCGGAGCGACGGCCATGACGCCCTCATCCGTGCCATGTATGTGGGTATGACGCGGGCGCGTGAAACGCTCATTCTTGGTCATCCGCTTTCATCGCTGGCAGTGGCGTTACCTGTCTTGGAGACATCCTATGCCGCCTAACCACCGCTTTGCCCTGATCATCATCATTGCTATTCTCGGCCTACTTTTTCTGTGTTGGCTCAGTAGCGTCATCCCCATACAAGGATAAGGAGATAGTCATGCCACGCAAACCAACCACTTCAGGCAACGCGACGCCATTATTATGGCTCTCGCATAGTCAAATTGAACTGTGGGAAAAGTGCCCCTTTGCTTGGTATCTTACCAATGTTCTCAAAGTACCGCGCGCGCCTGCCGAGGCACTCATTCTGGGCAATGCCCTACATGCCGCGCTTGAGGCAGATGGCCGGCAGCGCATTGCTGACAAAGAGCAGCTTGGCATGCAGGAACTTGCCGAGATTGCCGATCAGGCGATGGACGATGAACTGGCCAAAGCTGATCCGAGCGGTCTGCTCAGCGAAGCCAAACGCTTCAATATGCGTCATCGCGTGCAGGCAATGATCGTCGCCTACCTGAACCATGTGGCGCCGCGCTACCGCCCGTTGACGGTAGAAGAAGCGTTCAGCTTTGATGTTGATACGCTGGTGCATTTTACCGGGCGCATTGACGCGCAAACCGCAAACGCGATCATCGACTGGAAAACGAGCGGCAAGCTTTGGCAGCCCGGCGATGTCGATGGCAAGGATCAGGCAACCGCCTACCTCATCGCGCGGCCTGAGATGCGCCAGGTAACCTTCATTGTCTTTTCCTGCCATGAATCCACGCCTGATACCTGCATTGTGCAAAGCCATATTGCCCGCAGGACGGATGCACAAAAGATTGCGTATCAGGCCAAGATTCGGGCAACAGCCGATGATATCATGCGTGCGAAGAAGAATAATCGTTTTCCGCTCAAGCCAGGGCCGCTGTGTGGTTGGTGTGGTGTTTTGGGGAGTTGTTCTAGTGGCCAAACCTGGCTCCAAACGCATCATCGAGAGCCAGCCGTGCCTCTGGTGGGCGAGGTGGTCAAAGATCAACATGCAGGCGAAGGCGCGGCGCAATCATGAGCACAGCAAACATCACGCATGATGCGAATACTGATGGTCTGGCCTGGTATTTTGCGGCTATCAGCAAGATTCCTATTTTGACGCAGGAGCAAGAGATCGCGCTGGCACAGCAGATAGCGGCGGGTGATGATACGGCAAAGCAGGAGTTATATTGTGCAAACCTACGCCTGGTGGTTTCTATTGCGCGTCGTCATCGAGACATCCCGCTAGAAGATGGCATCCAAGAAGGCAATATCGGTCTCTTGCGTGCCGTGGAAAAGTTTGACTATACCAAAGGCTGTCGCTTCAGCACCTATGCGACCTGGTGGATTCGCCAGGCCATTAACCGTGCCGCGTTAGAGTACCAGGATATTCCGATACCGGAATACAACAGTGTCGCAGAGCGCCAGTTGCACGAGGTGCAACGGCAGATCCAGGAAACGACCGGACGAGAAGCGACCGTCAACGAGTTGATCCAGCGGACAGGCTATTCACGCGAGACGATCCTGGCTACCTTGAATGTGCCCCAGGTTGTTTCTTTGGATAAGGATCGGTCGCAAAGCTTCAGTGATGATGCTTGCTTCTTAGATGGTGTGATCGGGGTGCCAGATGAGGAATTGGAACATGCGGCGGATCGCCTGGATGATGCCATGACCGTACGTGCGCTCATGGAAGCGGCGGATCTGACGTGGAGCGAACAGCGGGTACTTCATGAGCATTTTGTACTATCGCGGTCATTTGAGGCGATAGCGCGCGATTGGCACCTGTCGCGTGAACGCATCCGGCAAATTGCGCTGCATGCCATAGGCAAGCTGCGTACTGTGGCGCATACGTGGCGAAGGGAAGGCAAGCTATGAAAGCTCTATCTCTTTGTTCCGGCGTCGGCATGCTCGATCTCGCTGCGGAACTGGCGGGCATCACCATTGTGGGCCAGGTTGAAATTGATGCTTATTGCCGTGTGGTGCTGGCCAAACATTGGCCAGACGTGGCGCGCTATCACAATATCAAGGAGTTGCAAGGGGATGAATGCGGACCAATTGACCTTGTTTTCGGAGGAATACCTTGCCAGCCCTTCAGCAAGAATGGCCAGCGACACGGCACGGCAGATGACCGTCATCTCTGGCCAGAAGCAGCTCGTATTATTGCGAACAGCCGGCCCCGTTGGGTGGTTATTGAAAACGTGGATGCGTTCTTGCCTCTGGTACTCGACGCTGTACAAACTGACTTGGAACACCTTGGCTACGAAGTCGGGGCGGCGCTACTTCCGGCTTGCGCCGTTGATGCGCCGCACATCCGGGAACGCGCCGTCATCGTGGCCTACGCCAGCGGCCAGCAACCCGAACGAACTTGCCACCGCCTGACATTCAGGTGACGCGGCCAGAAGATGCAGATTGGCGTCCCATCTGGATTTTGCCCTAGTGTGACAAGACAGCCTTGCGGAGCGCCGCCATTGCCGCCAAATCTGCTTCTTGTTGTGTGGTGAGCGGCGCTGTTGCTTGGGGCATCGTAGTGATTTGCTGCTTCAATGTAGCAATCTGCTGCTGCGCTGCTGCCAGCCGATCTTGAGATTGGCGCCACATGCTGCCAATCCAGAGTGGAAACGGATCTTTGCTGGCTGGTGTCCAGCCGAGTGCCGAATAGCGAAACTCTTGCTGTGCCCCGCCCCCATGCGTGCCGTCGTTGCCGACATCCTCCGTGTGATATTCCGGCACCAGCGGCCAATCATCAGGATTCCAGGCATGACTCAAGACCCAATCACGAAAGCCGTGAATCACTGGCACGCCATTCGGCGCGGTCAAGGTTTCCCCGTCATCGTGCCAGCCATCCGGTATAGCAGTCCCACCAGAGGCAGGCAAGGCGATGGGATGGGCGTTCATGCCGAGCACGATCATGCCGCAGGGCTGCGCTGCCTCAATCGTGCTGGCCGGATAGATCTGAAAGCGATCCATCACCTCGTGATTGTCGCCATCCGCACAGATATAGCCGTCTTCTTGGCGCCCTACCACAGCTAGGCCGTGATAATGCAGCCGTGGCTCATCGGCAATTCCTGTCTCGACATCGACTAATGCTTGCCCGTTCGCCACGTTCAAAACAATCGGATGATAGCCCGCATGTTGCCGGAGTAACGCCAGCCAATCGCCGCCGAATTGTTCAGCGTAGGGGACGTAGGCGACGATGGCATAGCCTTGCTGCACGAGCCAATCATGAGCAGCGTTAATCGTTGTCTCGCCATTGGCGGATGAGATGCCTTCCGCTTGCATCGAATGGACGATAGCCAGAATGCTCTCTGCATTCGCAGGTGCCCCGCGTGCGATGCCACAGGCCACGGCCATCGCCGTCTCAACACAATCGCCATTTAAGCCACCGACGAATTCGGTCATATGGGCCGCATTGGGTAGGATGAGGGTGTACATGAGGCGTATGCTTCTCTTTTAGTCATCCGTGATATGGATGTAATCGGTTGCGTTGTCCGCTAGGTTTTCTTTCTTGCGGTGGTAGCGTTCAGTGGTACGGGGATCACTATGCCCCATAGCATATTGTACCTTCACGAGCGGCGCCTTGCCTTCTAGGGCTAATGTCGCAAACGTGGCGCGCAAATCATGCGGGGTAAGATGGACGCCAATAGCTTGCGCACATTCTCCCAGGATGTAATTCAGGCCGCCATACATATGCAGCGGTGTGTTTTTCCAAATCCCATCTTTGCGGATACCAACAAACAGCGGATCACCTGGTGCCACGTCTTCCCGTGTGATGAGGTAGGCTTGCAGCGCGCGATAGAGATCCGGTTGGAGCTTGGCAATCCTGCGCTTGTCGCCTTTGCCGTGGCGAATCGTGAGAATGTAGTAGCCGCCTTCTGTCCCGATATCGCTAATAGTGAGGTTGACCACTTCAGCGCGGCGTATACCAGTCCGAATTAAGAGCGAAAGCAAAGCGTAGTCTCGTTTGCCTCTTTTCGTCGTGCGGTCAATCGCTGCCAGCATCTTGCGGCATTCTTCTTCAGAGAGCGCGCGCCGGGGGGATTCATTGTCGAGGGTAAATCCTTTTAACCGTTCGGCAAAGTTGACCGGGATAAGCCCACGATGATAGGCTTCTTTGACGAGTAGACGCGCAACAGTAAGCATACGTCCTGCCGTGCTTTTGGCGTAGTGCATTGTGAGCCAATCTCGATATGCGGTCAGGTCATCCAGGGTTATTGCTGCAAACTGTTTTCCTTGCGTTGCTAACCATTCGCCAAACCGCGTCACATCCCGGCGATAGGTCTCTTGTGATGAGGGCGCGATCTGGCCAGCAATCTGATACCGGACTGCTTCCAATGCCGTATCGAGTGGTTTATCAACTGCTTGCATATATTGTACTCTTGGCCCCCTTTTTAAGAGTACTATATTCATGTTTTGTACTCTTACTTTTGAGTATACCATGCACGCTTGATAGTACGCAAATAGCAAAACCGCAAGCCTTCGATACGTTGGGCGAGTGTGAAAGCTTGCGGTTTTCACTAGACATCTATTTCCAGTATACCATACGGGCGCTCTTCCTATGGTACTGTCTCATGATCATCTTCAGCCAAGTGGTGATACGTGAGCCATGCCTGGGCAACCGTCAGTGCGCGTTCAAAAGCAGCCGCGTTGCCAGATTGGAGAGCGTCTTCAATCACGAGAATCAGCGATTGCGGCGCGCCCGCTTCGCATAATTCATGGATGACGATCTGAATAGCTGGCGTCATTGCTCTTCTTTCTTTGTTCGCCGTGGCTTTGGTGCCCAGGCTACGGATTGCTTCCAGGCTTCCATATCACGGCGCTTGATCAGTTTGACCCGCTTATCGAGTGGGCTTGTCGTAAAAGGGATAATACCATCAGCAAGCAATTGCTTCATGCGTTCATTGCTGATTCCGTATGCTTTGCGTGCCTGGCTCGTTGTGAGAAAATCATCGTCCATTGTTGCACCTCCTTCTGCAAGTGTAGCATGTTTCTTCTTTTTTCGTCAATATTGGTCCTAAACGGTCTTGACATTTAGTCTATAATGGTCTATAATGATGTTAGAATCAAAACACAGAAAGAGGTACCCACCATGACGCAGCAACAAATCCTTCAGAGCACTACCTACCAGCGGGCTATCGCACGTGCTGATGCCGAGCAGATCCATATCACCGGGCATGATGCCTGCGCATTCCACGTGAGCGGATCGACCGGAAATATCTATCATGTGAGGGTCAAAGCAGGCTCGCTCGTGTGTGATTGCCCCGCCGCCGAAAACGGCCTGTACTGCAAGCATCGCGCGGTTGTGACGCGCCAACTGATCGATCTCGTGTTCCATCCAAAGCTGGCCACCTATCCCTATCTCATCGACGATGGCTCTGTGTTCGTGGCGAGCGCCCGCGAAATCCAGCGGCGCGCGATGCTGCGGATTGTGGAAGCCTAACCATGAGTGGCAGGGATGCCCGATTTCTCTTTGAAAGTGAGCAACACCATGAAAACAGAGGCCACCAAGGGCACCTATCTCAACGATATCACGCTGCGCGGGAAACGGTATCAGGTCTATACCAATCCAGACGAGACCGGCAAGCCGTATGTGCTCATCGGTCCTCAAGGGGAATATGCCGAACTGATTAGCGTCGTCAATCGCCCCACTACCTTTGGCGTGATGGGCTATCGCCTGCGAACGCAAGGCCCATTAAAAGGGATGAGGCAGCCCTTTGCACTCGGCTATGTGGAATTGGTTGATGGCCATATTGTCAACCCGCCGCCTATCACGTGTGAGTAGTTCCCTCGTTTGTTGGGCCGCATGTGTGACGGCCCATCCTCACTCTCCTGAAAGGAAGCAATTGCCCATGATTGGATTCATTGCCGGCGTCGCCTTGATGCTCATTGCTTGTATCCTGGTGCCACCGCTCGATGTGTTCATCAAGCGTGCTCGGATTCAGTGCGCAGCATGGCTCAAACGCTATCTGGCCACGTTGCACGACCCACATCACCCCTAACCTGTGGACGAGTATCTGATAGGTACTCGTCATTTTTTGTGCTCATTCTCGCCTGCTTATGGTATGATGAGAACAAACCATCGACAATTCCTCAGCCAAGGAGTCGTATTGTGAGCACGCCCGATCCAACTGCTGCCCCTCTTTCTGATGAGGAAAAGCAAATAGAACAGGACATCGAACACGATCCCGATTTTCAAGCGGCCATTGCTGCCGACGTGAAAGCCGATGAGACGCCCGCTGCCAGCCCGCCCTCAGATGAATCCGGCACCGGTGACAGCCCTTCTGAGCCTGCTCCTGACTCTCCTGATGAGGGAGACAACACGGGCGATAGCAGTGAGAGCGGCGATGTTCCCTCTGAACCGCAGCCGCCCGCAGACACGAGCGCAGCGCCGCCCGATGTCGGCGATCCGAATGCTGGCGCTATGCCCGTTCCGCCTGATATCCCCGGTGGCCCCAACAATCCCACGAATCCGGTAGAACCAACGCTGCCCAACGCGAGCGACGCAGACCGGGATGAGTTTATGCAGCAAGCGGCACAGACCATCTCACAGATGCAGGTGGGCGCGCTGGCGGTGGATCTGCTCATCCCGGATACGGCAAGCCTGGCTGTGGTGAAGATGGGCGATTGGCGCGGGCTGGGATGGAATTTGACGGCTGTTGAGACGCCGGTTGCCGTCATGCAGCCCGCGCCGAATACCGCCATGCCCAATCCAGAGCAATCGGTATCCGTCGATCAGTCCGCTGAACATGCTGGTGAGGTGACGGCGGATAGCCCGCTGACACAAAATGCTGAGCCAGCACAGCCAGCGGAAAATCAGTAGCGTTTGTCAACACTGGAATGTCAACACGAAGCCCCAAACGACGGGATGTGAATGAGGCGGCGCGCCTTTCGCTGGCGATGCAATTGCGCGCGCAACGCCTGACCTACGAAGAGATTGCGCTGCGTTGCGGTTATGCAGATAGGACTGGCGCCTATCACGCTATCCATCGGGAACTTGAGCGCCGCACCGTCGCAGATGTTGAGCATCTCCGGCAAGAGGAAGTCGAGATGCTCAACGCGCTCCATGCGAGTGTGTGGGATCTCGCAATGGATGAGGAAAACAAGGGACGCCTCTTTGCCGTGGATCGCCTGCTCACCATCTCAGAGGCGCGCCGCAAGCTCTTAGGTCTCGATAGAAAAGCGGATGACGTGGCACCAGGTGTCACACTCATTCGCCAATATGATGCGCCCGTGGAACAATTATGACCGCAATCGCAGCTACCAATGAAGTCATCCTCACGTACCGCCCCCGTGGCGCCGCGCGGGATTGCTTTGGCTGTCGAGATCGGGAAGTCTGCCTTGACGGGCCTGCCGGTACGGGCAAGACGCGCGCGGCATTAGAGAAGCTGCATGCTGTGCTCATCAAATATCCCGGCGCGCGCGGCCTGATGCTGCGAAAGACGCATAGCAGTTTGAAATCAACTGCCCTCGTGACCTATACCGAAAAAGTCTTACACCTCTTGGATCGGGTGAAGTTCCACGGCGGCAACGCCCGGCAACCTGCCCAGTTTTGTTACCCAAATGGTTCTAGCCTCGTAGTTGGCGGTCTCGATAAGCCCGATAAAATCATGTCCTCAGAGTATGATTGCTGCTATGTGAATGAGGCCACGGATCTCACCCAAGCGGATTGGGAGGCCATCACGACACGCTTGCGCAACGGCAAGATGCCCTATCAGCAGCTCATCGGCGATTGCAACCCGCAAGGCCCACAGCATTGGCTCCATCAGCGCATGCTCTCTGGCCTCACGACGCGCTTGATATCCCGCCATGAGGACAACCCCACTATCACGCCTGCTTATCTGGCCACATTGCAGGCGCTTACGGGCGTGCGGCGCGCGCGGCTGTTTCTTGGCCATTGGGCAGCAGCCGAGGGCGGGATCTACGAAGAGGTGTGGAACCCAGCTCTCCATCTCATTGACCGCTTCCCTATCCCGCCATCGTGGCCACGCTATTTGGCGGTAGACTTTGGGTATAACCATGCATTCGTATGCCAGTGGTGGGCGATTGATGACGATGGCCGCGCCTATCGCTATCGAGAGATCTATCACACGAAGCGCCTGGTAGAAGATCATGCCGCTACCATTCGTGAGATATCGCGCTTTGGGCAGGACGGCGGCGATCCGCTGCCAGTGGCCATCATCTGCGACCACGATGCTGAGGATCGCGCAACACTAGAGCGGCATTTGGGCCTGTACACCTTGCCAGCGCATAAAGAGGTATCGCCTGGACTCCAGGCAGTCGCATCACGCCTGCGTGTGGCAGGGGACGGCAAGCCGCGTCTCTATTTCCTGCGGGATAGCCTGGTTGAACGGGACAAGGAGTTGACGGATCGCAAACTGCCCACATGTAGTGAAGAAGAGATCGAGGGGTATGTGTGGGACACGCGCCAACAGCGACGGCAAGGCGAGGCGCCCTTGAAAGAGCATGATCATGGTTGTGACGCCGCCCGCTATCTTGTTGCCCATCTCGATTTAGGAGGCGCTGACCGTGTGGAATATGGCTACCAGTTGTTTTAGCGAGGTGACCCGATGACGCCGCAACTCATCCAGACGGCGCGCCAGCAAGCCATGCAACAAGCATGGGAAGCCTATAACGGTGCGTTGCCTGATCCGCTCACAGTCAAGCCATCGGACATCAACGATAATGTGAAGTCGAATCGTTGCCGTCCGATTGTCGATAAAGGCGTCTCGTTTCTTTTTGGCCAGGTCCTCAAAATCACGTCGGATCAGAGCGCCGGTGAAGATGCGCAAGCCTGCCTTGATGGCTGTTGGGGGCACGACGATAACCGCATGACGATGCTGGCAAAGCTCGCCAAGCATGGCGGCATATGCGGGCATGCCTTCGTGAAAATTATCCCGCCTGATGCTGACGGCGATCCCTGTCGCCTGGTAGTCCTTGACCCGATGAACATGGATATCATCACCGCGCCAGAGGACATTGATACCGTGTTGGGCTACACGATTACCTATGCCACACGGGACCCAATCGACAACACGCCCACGCAGAAGCGCCAAACGATCACGCGCGTTGATCCTGATGATGACGCAGCCAGCGGCGCCTATGACACGGACAGTACATGGATCATTCAAGATAGCATCTTGCGCGGTGGGCAATGGGTACCGCTCGCTGATGCGCAAGTATGGGACTATCCATTCCCGCCTGTTGCCGACTGCCAAAATCTCGTGAATAGCGCCGATCACTGGGGCACACCTGATTTAACCCCAGATCTCATCGCCATGAATCGCGCGCTCAATTTCATCCAATCGAATACCAATCGCATCATCAAGAACCACGCGCACCCCTACGTCTGGGGCGTGGGATTCCGGGCGGCTGACATGGAGATGACGCCCGGTAAGGTGATTGTGTTGCCGGGGCAATCGTCCAAGCTTGAAGCTCTGCAGGCCTATGGAGACGTGGGGCAATGCATGGCCTTTGCCGATGATTTGCGCTCGGATATGGACGAGCAATCGCGCGTCCCTGCGGTGGCTCTTGGTCGCCTAAAGGATCTGCCACGCGGGACCATTAGCGGCGTGGCTCTTCAGTTATTGTTTCAGCCACTCATTGAGAAAACCATCGAGAAGCAGCGCCTTTACGGCGATCTCATTCGGGACATCAGTAAGCGCATGCTGGCCATTTGTGGCTACAACTATGACACGAATATCGAATTACACTGGCAGAATCTCTTGCCCGTGGATGACCTGGCCGCTGCGCAAACGGCCATGATTCTCTCCCAGTTGGGCGTCTCAACGGATACCATCTTGAGTCAACTCGGCTACAATCCAGACGTGGAAAGCGAGAAGACCCAAGTAGAGGCAGCGAAGCAAGCCGTGAACTTCACACGCGGGCAAGGCGTGCCGCCCGCCGATGGCCAAGAGCCACCAGTCGCACCAGCCGGGTCGCCATTTATGGGGCGCACATAATGCGAACGGTCAATTACCGCACGAATATCGCATCGGCTGACCGTGCGGCAACCCGCGCGATCATTGCCGCGCATCGCCAGGCCATGACGACTATCACGCCTGTGCTGGACGCACTCATCGAGCATATGCGCAACGCGGGCGATGCGCTCTCCCTCATATGGTTGGCGCATCAACCATCATACGATACGGTGCGGCAAACCATCTTCCACGCCGTCGCCTATTTCAGCCGCGATGCGCAACTGGCCAGCGTGCGTACTGCCACGCAGGCCGCAACATGGGGGCAGGAGAGCGCGTTAGCGCAACTTGCCGCAACGGTGCCAAGCGGCGTGCAATGGGCATTCGATGCGCCGAAAAGCCAACCGTCACTCATCACACGCCTGCAACGCCTCTTCTCGTCTTTGCCAGAGGACACCCAACAGGCGGCAACGAAAGCCATCCTTGTGGGGGCATCGCTAGGCACCCATCCTGACACCATCGCACGCCAGGTGCGTGATATCTGCGATATGCCCCTCTACCGCGCGCGCACCATCTGCCGGACAGAAACCATGCGCGCCTATCGGGAGCGCAGCACCACTACCTATCAAGCGAATAGCGACGTGGTAGCTGGCTGGTACTGGCTCGCCACGCTTGCGCCGGATACGTGTGCGGCCTGCATTGCTATGCATGGGACTTATCACGAAGTCAGTGAGGGCATGGACAGCCATCCAAATTGCCGCTGCACGCAGTCGCCAGCAACGCACTCATGGTCTGATATCCTGGCGCCGCTGGGCATTGATGCCAGCGATATCCCCGATACGTCACCCGCCGTTGACTCTGGCATTGATTGGTTCAACAATCAAGATGCATCCACGCAACAATCCATCCTTGGCAATGCCAAGTACGCCGCGTGGAAAGCAGGCGACCTTGATCTGTCCGATATCGTCGGAAAGAGGGAGAGCGACGAATGGGGCAACAGCATCTATGAGAAGAGCATGAAAGACGTAGGGCTAGACCCAAGCGATTACACCTAAAGGAGACCCGTTATGGGCGGTAAACCCAGCAAAGCAACCCCGAAAGACATGCGGCTATCACGCAACAACCCGAATGCGGGCAAAAAGGCGCCTGTTCCCATCACGCCCAAGCCTGCTGCAACAAAACCTGCTCTTGTTCCCAAGCCCAAAGGGAGCAAGTAGATGGACGTGAGCAATAAGCCATGGGGCGACGTGAGCGCAGCGGACTACGAAGACGCTGATACGTTCTGTAGCGCCTGCCTCATTGATGCCAACCCCGATGGCCAGGATAAGACGAAAAGTAACTGTAAGCTGCCGGTCTATGATCCAGGGGGCGCGCTCAATCGCAATGCGGTGCATGCGGCGGCGTCTGCGCTCGCAGGTGGGCGCGGCGGGGTGCAAGCAACGCCAGCGCAAAAGAAGGCCGCTGCGAAGAAGCTCGTGAAGTTGTACGGCGTGCTTAATGAGGATGCTCCACCCTCTATCAAGCAAATGGCGCAATAAGGCCCAGTATTGACAATCCCGAAAGGAACCAAGTATACTTATGCCAGAAGAGATCACGACTGGTGCGACGCCAGACGATGAGACACCGCCCGTGACGGGCGATACTGAGCCGACAGGCGAGACGCCCAAAGCTACCCCCACGATTGAAGAACTGCAAAAGCTCCTTGCGGAACGAGAGAGCGCGCTCAAAGCCACACGGCAAGAGAGCATCAAGCACCGCAAGCGATTGGAAGAATTTGAAGCTGAGCAGCGCAAAGCGGAAGAAGCCAAGCTTTCGGAGTTAGAGCGTACCAAGAAACGCCTGGCCGATCTGGAAAGTGAACGCGAGAGCCTGACCCGATCCACGCAAGAGCGCATCGTGCGTTACGAGGTACAGCTTGCCGCCGCACGTATGAATATCGTTGATCCGGATGCTGCCTGCAAGCTCTTAGACTTGAGCGAACTGGAATACGACGATACAGGCCAGCCGACGAACGTGGATAAGGTGCTCAAGAAGCTCATTGAGGACAAACCGTATCTCGTGAAGCAGGAGCCAGCACCGGGCGCGCCGCGTACGCATCCCGGCACGACGAATCCCGCGCGCGCAAGCACCGGCAATGCTGGTGTGCAACACGTCACCTATGACCAATATCTCCAGATGCCCCAACATGAGCGCACCCGCGCCATGCGTGAAGGGAAGCTGAAAATCATTACACAGTGATAGCAGCCACGTCTGCTATCGTGAGGGCAACAACCGATGGCAGACATTACCAATGTGATTCTCGATACAAGTGGCTTTCTGCCCCAGGTGTGGGCAGCAGAAGCACTCCCTGTCTTGCGCCGCGTCATCCGGTTAGCGAAGCTGATCACCCGCGATGTCGATATGGGTGAAGCGGGATGGAAGGGCAAGCAGTTAAACATCCCATATCCTGGTACGTTCGCGGCACAGGCCAAGGCGGTCAACACGCCCGCCGTCGTGCAGGTGCCCACAGGCGGCGCATCCGTTCCCTTGACGCTCAACTCCCATCAAACGGTAGACTTCCTGCTTGAGGACTTTGCGCAAGCGCAGGCGAGCACCGATATCATGATGCGCTACATTGAACCGGCCATCATCGCCCTTGCCGAGAAGTTAGAGACCGATCTCTACACGATGGTCTCGTCATCGACAGGCGGCACCGTGGGCACGCCAGGCACCAACCTCAATGCCGCAACGCTCTTAAAAGCCCGGCAGATCCTCAACCAGCAAAAGGCGCCCCAGTCGGATCGCTACGCCATCTTCTCAACCAAAGATGAGATCGGCCTCATCCAAGACACGACGCTGCAAAACTACTTTGCCTTCTCGCGTCCCCAAGACTTGGAAGAGGGGCAGCTTGGCAACAACCTAGCCGGGTTTACGCCGTTCATGTCGCAGTTCGTGGATTCGGCAGCCAACTATAACGATAGCCAGATCGTGACCATCAATGGCACGCCCACAGGCGGCACGTTCACGTTGACGGTTGGTGGCCAGACCACTTCTGGTATCGCCTACAATGCGGCGGCTTCTGCCGTGCAAAGCGCCCTAGTGGCGCTCAGCACCGTGGGCACGGGCAACGCCACGGTCACGGGTTCCGCAGGCGGGCCGTATACCGTCACCTTCATCAACGCGCCAGCCGCACTGAATGCGCTCATGACGGCCAGCGGCGCGGGCCTGACGGGCGGATCGTCTCCATCCGTGACGGTTGCGGCTAATTCCTCTGGCCAGTTGGCGACATACAACGTTGCCTTCCACAAGTCAGCCTTCATCATGGCCATGCGCCCGTTTGCGCCGGTCCCCGATGGATCTGGCGTCGCCACGGCAACGATTACCGATGCAGAAAGCGGCATTGCGCTACGGGTGCTTAAGCAGTACAGCATCCAGTATCGCAGCGAATATGTCGCGTTCGATATCCTCTATGGCTTCACGCCGCTACGGCCTTCGCTGTCCGTGGTTATGCTCAGCTAGGAAAGGGATACCAGCGTGGCGCGGGCAACGATGACCAACCTGATAGCCCAGATACGGCGCATGATTGGCGACCGCGTATCGCCATATGTCTTGAGCGATGATGATATCCAAGCAGTCTTGGATGATCATCGCTTCACGGTGCGCTACCAGAGCCTCATTCCCGCTGCCACGCTGTCTACCAATGGCGTATATACCTTCCTGGACTATTACACGCCGTTCGGCGGCTGGGAAGATGACTACAGCTTGCAATGGGGCAATTTCGCGCCGCTCTCCCCTACGCTTGCTGAGCCACTGGTAGGCCATTGGGCCTTTACCAATCCCCAGCCTGGTGGCCAGTTCCCGCCCGTGTTCATCACCGGCAAATACTATGATCTGCATGCTGCGGCGGCTGACTGCTTAGAGATGTGGGCGACAAGCCTCAGCACGACGGCGTACGCCTTCACGAGTGACGGCCAATCGTTTCAGCGCAACCAGATCATCACAAACTTGCTTGCCAATGCTGACCGGCACCGCGCGCAAGCGTTCATAAAAACCGCGCCGCTGCACCGCACGGATATTGCGCCGGTGCATGAAGAGCTTTCGATAACCATGGGAGGCATCGGCGATGATACCAGCGAATGAACTGGCAGCCATGCGTACCACGGTATTCGGCAGTTTCGATGTGACCGTCACCTGGCAGCGCAAGAGTGTGGCGAGCGATGGCTACGGCAGCGGAACCGAAACCTGGAATACCCTTGGCACGCTGACCTGCAATATCATCAAGCCGAGCGCGGCCATGATTCAGGAATATGCCGCGCGCCTGTCGGTCACGGTCTCCCTTATGATCCGCTACAATCCCACAAACGCCCTTGCAGTCGGAGATCGCATCCGCTATGCGGGCAAGTTTTACACCGTGGAACTGATCGAGAATGCCGAGTCGTACACCGTCGCCAATGATGCCATTTTATCGGCGGTGCAATGATGGCGGAAGAATTCAATCATTTCCCGGAACTGGCAAAGCAGATTCACGATGCTGCCGTCGCCATCGTCAAAAAAGCAGCCTTTGACGTGGAAGCGGCAGCCAAAGGCTTTGCGCCGGTCAGAACAGGATTCTTACGCAACTCGATTTATGTCCGTACCGCCGATGACAGCGATTATGGCGGCGGGGCGGATCTCTTGCCCGAAATCGAGGCGCCCGAAAGCGATCAAGAGGCTTGGGTTGCCGTGGGCGCCAATTATGGCATCTACCTGGAATTTGGGACGCGCTTTATGGCTGCCCAACCCTACATGGTGCCAGGGGCGGAACAAGTGCGGGGCGGTTTTGAGCAAGCCATGCAGGCGTTAGAGGACAGTTTGCGATGAGCGAGGCGGCGCAAGGGCTTGGCTGGCTCTACACGACCCTGCATGGCGATAGTGCGCTGCTTACGGCGGCGCCGGGGGACGTGTGGCGCGCCATGGCGCCCGTCAACACCACGCCGCCCTTTGTCGTCATCGCCCGGCAAGGCGGGGCGGATGTCCTCACCATGAATGCCTACCGGCTCTTCGCCTCAACGCTCATGCAGGTGAAGGTGGTTGGTCCTGCCAGTGGCTACAGTGCGCTCGTGACGGCTGCCAACCGCATTGATGCGCTCATAGGGCGTACCGGGCCTATCGCCTTATCACAGGGCGGTATCCTTGCCTGCTATCGTGAGCAAGAAATAGCCTACGATGAAAACATTGACGGCGTGCTGTGGGCGCATCTCGGTGGCCTCTACCGCCTGGAAATACAAGGGAGCTAAGTTATGGTGTGGACAGCGGAGCGCACAACAGTCAACCAGAAAGTACAAATCGGGGCAGAGGCTACCACCGCACTGGGCACGGCGGTTGCCGCTAGTAAGCTTTTGGAGATGTTCTCCTTTGACTTTGGCATCGAGGCGGATATCAATTTCTACCGGGCAACAGGCCGCAAGTATCCGGCAACGCAAGAAGAGAACACCGAGTGGTCAAGCGTGGGCATCACGGGCAATCTTGATTACAATGGCGCTATTTATCCGCTAGCGGGCGTCTTTGGGAGCGCGTCGCCTGTGGCGCATGGAGCCAGTTCAACCGCCAAAGATTGGATCTTCACGCCGCCTTTGACCGGCAGCATTGTTCCCCAAACCTACACGGTACAGCAGGGCGGTGATGTGCGTGCGCACCAAGTGGCCTATGGTCTGTTCACCGATTTCGGCTATAAAGGGACAAGGAAAGACTTCACGTGTAGCGCCACGATGATTGCTCAGGCCATCAGCGATGGCATCACGATGACGAGTAACCCAACCGCCGTGGCCATCGCGCCGATTTTGGGCAAGCACGTCAACGTCTATCTCGACACGACCAGCGCGGGCCTTGGTACCACGCAGCTCACGCGCGTGCTGTCGGTTGACTGTAATTTAGGCGGCTATTATGGCCCCTTATGGGTCTTGAATCGCGCCAATGGTTCCTGGACGGCGCATATTGATTTGGTTCCCAAAGCGACCATCAAGATCAAAGTGGAAGCCGATGCCAACGGCATGGCGATGCTGGGCTACCTGCAAAGCGGCACGACCTACTACCTGCGGGTGAATGCGACGGGCAACGTCATTGATACGCCCAACAGCATCTCCAATGTGTTTCAGCACGATATGGCCGTCAAATTCGGCAAGCCATCGAAATTCCAGGATGATCAGGGCGTCTTCGCTATCGAGTGGGAAGCGACCATCGTGGAAGATAGCACCTGGGGCAAATCCCAGACCATTACCGTTACCAACCTCTTGACCGCGCTTTAAGGATGCCCTCATGAAGCTTGCTGCCATCACGCAAAAGACAACGAAGACGAGTATGCCGTTTGATGACGATGTGCTCAACTACGAATTCAAGCACGCCCTCATCACGCCCGCACTCGTTGCGGACATACAACGCCTCATTGAAGCGTCGGTGTCCGCAGAGAACATCTTGGCGATCTCTACTCATATCGTTTCCCTGGTCACTACCTGGGATCTGATCGATGAGGATGGCGCCATGTTTCCGCTGGATGCCAAACGCATCGCCCATGAGGTCCCGCTCGTGTTTCAGGCCACGCTCATCACGGACATGATCAGCAAGATGCGCCAGGGGGAAGCGAACGCGCCGGGGGCTTAAGCGATATGACGGCCCTCCGGCGCTTTTTGATTCTAGGGGAAGAAACCAGCCAGGCATGGTGCCCCGATTGGTATCCGCTCATGCGCGCGGCGCGCTACCTACATGTGCCGCCCTGGGACTTACTCGATAAACCGTTCTACTGGCAAGCGTGGGCACTGGCAGCAGAGCAAGCAGAAAACGAAGCACAAGCCGAATTGGCGAGGAGGGCAAGCGAATGACGATTGTTGCTGCCCAGCTCGCCGTCAAGGTGGGGGGAGATACCAAGGAAGCAGAAAGCGCATTAGGCCGCGTCAATGATCAGGTGAAAGAGAGCGGCGGATTTTTCAAAAATGCGCTCTCGTCTGCGCTCGGCTTTGCTGCCGGAACGGGCGCCGTGATGGCCGTTGGCGCGGCCTTTGGCTTTGTGAAGGATCAAATCGGCGATGTCATCAAGGCGGGCATGGATCAGCAGGCGGTCATGAGTCAGACAGAAGCCGTCTTGAAATCCACAGGCGATGCATCAGGATTCTCGGCAAAGCAAATCAACGATATGGCGGATGCGTTGGCGCATACCACCACGTTTAGCGATGATACCATCCAATCTGCCGAGAATATGCTGCTCACCTTCACGAATATCAAAGGCACCTTGCCTGACGCCACGAAAACCGTACTGGATATGAGCCAGGCGCTTGGGCAGGACACGAAATCGAGTGCCATTCAACTGGGCAAAGCCTTAAACGATCCGCTGACGGGCATCACGGCCTTGCAGCGTGTGGGCGTCACGTTTGATGCCCAACAAAAGGCGCTTATCAAGACCTACATGCAGCATGGGGACGTAGCATCGGCGCAAGGCATCATCCTGAAAGAATTGCAGAAGGAGTTCGGCGGATCGGCAGAAGCAGCAGGGACCACGTTCGCTGGCAAGTTGCAGATCCTCAACAATACATTCGATCAGGTGAAGGAAAAAATCGGCCTGGCAATTTTGCCGCTCCTGACCCAACTCTTGACGAAAGCCGAGCCACTCATCGCGGCAATCGGTGATGCACTCCCCGGCGCCCTGGATACGGCAGGACGCTTCTTTAGCCAGGTATGGACAGCGGCACAACCATTCGTGCTGGCGCTGGCCGCGCAACTACCAAACGTGTTGCATACCCTGGCGGGCATTTTTACGGGCATCGTCGTCCCGGCGTTTCATCTGCTTGTGACCGTGTTTCAAGCCGTATCTCCCCTGGCGCTGGCTCTCTGGCGCATCTTCAGTGAGCAGGTGTTGCCAGTCGCCCGGACGCTGGCCACGGCTATCGGTTCACAGCTTGCTCCTATCATCGCTGATTTGCAGCACGCTTTTGCCGCTGCATCCCCGTTTATCGCGCAACTGGGCGATGCACTGACCACGCTTGCGCCGATTGTGGGCCTGATCGCAGCGGTTATCGGGACCAATCTGGCGATAGCGATAGGGGTAGCCATCGGCGTGATTCGCGGCCTGATCGCTGCATTTTCCGGCGTGATGCAGATGATATCGGGCGTGGCGCAATTCCTGGCCGGGATTTTTCAGATCATCGTGGGCATCTTCACCGGCAATGGAGATCTCATCCACAAGGGATGGGATACCCTGTGGAACGGCGTCAAGAATATCATCCAAGGGGCGATAAACGCCGTATTAGGCTTTGTGGGCGGCTTCTTTGGCGGGTTGATGGGCTGGTTTGACCGGATCACGGGCGGGGGACTGTCCAAAATCGGCAACTTCATCGGCGGCATTGTGCAATGGTTCCGCGATCTGCCGGGCAAAGTCGTAGCGGAGATCGCCAACCTGGAGGCGATGCTGGGCAACGCCTTCCAAAACATGATCAATAGCGCCTTCGATTGGGGCAAACATCTGATTAGCGGCTTCATTGATGGCATCAAAAACATGGCCAATGCGGCCAAGGACGCGGCGGGCAACGTCATCAGCGGGATCGGGAATGTCTTGGGCTTCCACAGCCCAGCCAAAGAAGGCCCCGGTGCGGAGGCAGACACGTGGGCGCCCAACCTCATGGCGATGTTCACGGGCGGCATTCTGGCTGCCGTTCCCCATGTGCAACGCGCGGCGTCACTGGCTGCCAGTGCCGTGCATGCCGGGCTATCGGGCATCGGGACCCCTGCGCTAGCGATGGGGAGTAGCGCATCCTTTACGCCGTCTGTGGGCGCGCTCCCTGCGGGGACATCAGGCGGGATCACCGTCGTCTATCAAGTCGATGGCCGCACACTTGCACGGCAACTCTTGCCGCATATGGTCAACGAAATCCGACTGAAAACAGGAGTGAGGCAATAATGGCAAACAACCTATCAACCTATCTTCAGCAAAAATCGCTTAATTGGTTAAAGGGGACCGCATTTCCCTCATCCCCCACGAATACCTACGTGGCGCTTTTCACGACGCAGCCCGCCAATGATGGCACGGGCGGGACCGAGGTATCAGGCGGCGGCTATGCGCGGCAAGCGATTGCAACCAGCGGTTGGTCAGCCATCAGCGGCGCCACGCCAAGCCAGATCAGTAACGCCAATATCGTCAATTTCGGGACAGCGACCGCCAATTGGGGCACGATTGTCGCAGCGGGCCTCTACGATGCCTCGAGCAGTGGCAATCTCTTGTACGTTGCGGCCCTCTCGGTCAACAAGACGGTCAACAACGGAGATTCTTTCTCGTTTCCCGTAGGCAATTTCGTGGTGCAAAGCGATTAAGCAAGTAAGGGGGATAAGGGATGGCTACGGCTTTAACCGTTTACGCCAATAACGCTGCGAGCAGCACGCTCAGTAGCGCCAATACCCTTGTATCCTCATCCGGCACTATCTCGCAAACCTCTCAGACCACGGCTATCGGCGCTTCGCCTTCTACCAACACCTATGGCGAAGTCACCAGCCAGGGCACGGCGTCAACCTGGCCCAATTTGAGTAGCGCGCCTAGCCCATCGGGCAACGGATGGCTCTTTGACGTAACCACGCTAGAAGCGCAGCAGTTTATCGCCGGATCATGGTCCGGCAATATCAAATTGCGCTGCACGGGCGGGGGGAGTGTGACGGGCAATATCATCGTGCGTGCCTATATCCGCTCGTCCGGTGGCACGTACACGAGCATTGGCAGCATCACCCTGACCGGCCAATCCATTACCAGCAGCAGTGGCACCTTCACCCTATCGGCAACCTCCTTTGCGCAATCAGCCGCCTTTAGCACCGGCGATAAGCTCTATTTCGATGTCATCGTCAAAATTACGGCAACCTCTGGACTCGGCAGCAGTAGCGCCTTCAGTATCTACCAATCAAACACTGCCAACATCGGCAGCACGGCGATCCTCAATCTGGCCACCGCTGGCTATCAGGCATCAGGCATCGCACAGACCGGCGCCTGCACGGTCAGTGGCCAGGGGACGCTCTCCTTGACCGCCGAACTGGATGCGGTGGGCAGTATCACGGCAACTGGCCAGGGTATCCTGAGCGCAAGCGGCATGCTTGCGGCGGCGGGTGGTGTCACGGCAGTGGGGCAAGGCGCACTCATCATCCTGTCGAGTGTGCAAGGGCAAGTGACCCTGGGCGGCGCGGGCGCGATGAGCGCATCCGGCGTGGTTGGGCTGCTCGGCAGCCTCACGGCCAGCGGCCAAGGGGTACTTTCCGCCTTTGGCCAGGTGCTCATGCGGGCGCGTGGCACGTTCACCGTCACGATAACCGGGCAAGCGGTCAATATCGAGGCAGGCACCCTCACCATCCAAAATGCCATTGGTCAGCGGTCTACCGCCGATTTTGTCGTGACTGATACTACAGGAAGCTTGCATTTCGATGAAGGGCAATCGGTCACCATTGTGGATTACTTGTCCACACTGTTGTTTTTCGGCTACGTCGCCTCATCCACAGAGACCAAGCCAGGCTACGGCGCCGTTTTGCAGCATCGCATTCAATGTATGGATGCAGGCTACCTGGCGGATAAGCGCATCGCAGCCAAAGCCTACACAAATCAGACCGCTGGCGCTATCGTGAATGACCTCTTATCCACGTATCTCGCCCCTGAAGGCGTAGTGGCTGGCACCATTCAAGATGGGCCTACCATTGTCGCCGCCTCCTTTAACTATGTGCCGGTCAGCGATTGCCTGAAGCACTTGGCCGAAAAATCTGGTTTCTGGTGGGACATCGATCAGAATAAGCAACTGCAATTCCAGGTATCCGGCACGGTCGCCGCACCCTTTAGCGTCTCAAGTAGCGCGGATATCCTCGCTAGCACTGCCAGTGTGGATCGGACCACGCCGCTCTATCGCAACCGGCAGTGGATACGCGGCGTGCATGCCATCACGAGTCCCCAGACTGAAACACGCAAGGGTGATGGCACCACGCGCGCGTTTACCTTCTCCTATCCGATGAACCAGGCGCCAACCGCCTGCACCGTCAATGGTAGCGCCAAAACGCTCGGCATTAAAGGCATCGACAGCGGCAGGGATTTTTATTGGAGTAAAGGCGATCCCATCATCAGCCAGGATGCGGGCGGCACGCT